TTGTTATAGTGAGAAAAGGTGAGGAGAGGAAGACCTATAATGTCATAGGGGTGACCCCTATAATCATACGACATTTGTCCAAATTGTCGCCCCACAAGTGGAGCACCATACGGTGACCTTATCTTTCTCAACATTATGTAGAGTAACCGACATTCCATTAATACCATACTTTTCACTCAAGGTCTTTGTATGGTGTAGATGTGACGACCCACAGGTCAACCTTATCTCTCTAAACTCCTCTGTTTGTATTGTGTTCTTTCCAACGCTCATTCTTTTTCTCACCTCCTGCGGCCTTTTCTCTGCCTACAAAGAGATATTCTTTTCTAAATATATAAACCCTTTGGCTCTCCGACACAAATCTCCGAGAGCCAACACCTTTATATACTTGCACCACTATTGCTCCTTGTAGACAGAGCGTCACAGGGGGTGAGAATATAGAAGAGAAAGAAACTAAGAGAAGTAAAGAATTGGTCATACGAGATGAAGTATTAGAGTATTGTGTGCCGACTTGGACCGAAAGCGCAACATTACTGTGTCGTATTTTAGACCATTGCGATATGAGCGAGGCCGCAAAAATTATGGTAAAGAGAGAAATTATGCGAATGGGTCAAATTACTGACCGTCATGAAGAGACTATGCAAAAAGACCTTAAAGTTATGACCCAATTGAAACTTCAATTAGAGCAAATAATCGCAACAGGTCACATTGTTACAGAGAGATGTGAGTGTAAGATGGATAAATGGTGTCGGATTTGCTTGAAGATAGGAGAACTGTGAACACCTTTAATGGTGGCTTACGGTTCAGGTCTTGCTCTCCTGCCCCGAGCAACAATAAATGACCTTCTCGGCTCTTGATTTGGGTGAGTCGTGACCCCGCTCCGAGAGCCGAAGGCTTTATATAGTTATACCTATATTGCTCTACGTAGGGGGGAGAAAAAAAATGAATGGAAAAGAGATAACAGTGAAGAGACAACATCTATGCGACCTTAAAGATTGCGAAGAAGAGCCTTGTGATGCACACACCGACCTTGGTATGTGTGCGTGGAGCGAGCAGACTTGTTGTGGTGACCCAATGAGCCTGCGTGATTATAGCACAGACGGAGATGGGCTCATATTTATCTGCGAGGAATGTAATCATGAGATTGGATTGTTTGAGATTATGGTTGAAGCAATTGACCGTGGAGATGGAGAAACTTGGAAAATGTTAGCACGACCACGAGACTATACAAGACTTGGGCAGTGAGCAATTGCTATCCTTTGAAACCATTCGGTTCTGCTCTCTCTGAGAAGGGAGGTGAAAAATATGGAGAAAGAAGAAGAGAGGAAGAATTGGGAAGAGTGTGTCGAAAGAGCAAAGCATACAGAAAAATGGACTGACCTTTATCAGGTCAGTAATTGGCTCAATATGAAAGGAGTTGTAAGCGACACTTGGTTTTGGTTCTTAGCAGTAAGAGAAGACTATACATTCGAGGATTGCAGAAGTCTGCTCGAAGTGCTATGGCGAGAAGAACTTGGAGTGCCTATGGGCGAGCATGAACCTATGTTCAATTTGTTGAAAAAACATCGACCTAAAGTGTGAGCAATTTTTGATATTGCTTACGCTCGGTTAATACTCTCATACTCTTAGACCTATTCCCAAAATCCTTAAAGAGATTAAGGCTACACCGTAACCCGACCTATTGTTGTTAAGATAAAATCTCAATACCTACACTATGCTCCGACCTTTCTATGCACGGGTAAAATATCTCAATACCTACACCTGTCGCAGAGCAACGGATGAAATAGGTAATGAGACGGCATCTACACCGTGTTCAGACCATCAGCCCACTAAGAAGGGGCAGGGTGTCTCCCGAAGGCTACACCCCACTCCGACCGTGTTGGGGATTATTGATTGACCGTAAGGTTTCAAGCATCAACAGGTTCGACCGTTTCTGTGGTTTCCTCAGCCGCTTGAGCCTTTGCTTCTTCTGCATCGACCTTTGCTTGTGCAATCTTCTCTACGATTTTTGCACACTTTGGACTCCATACAGATGGGTAGCGAGCCGCCTTCATTGCTTCTTTGCGGGTCTTTGTGTTGAACATAGGTCCATTATCACCAAGACCTACGACCTTTACTGTCCACTTGCCCTTTGCGGAGCGGTGTGGAAAAGCAACATCAGTCTCGAAAATGGCGACTTCTAAGCCTCCAATCTCTCGGCATCCCTTGACTCGAATGCAACCCTCCAGACCCATGACATTTACGCCACGAGCTCCGTGAGTTTGGTCGCCTTCTTGCCACTGTGTAATCTCTGTTGTTTCTTGAGTTTCCTCGTTTTCTTCGTTATTCATTATTTCTCACCACCGAGTGTTGTAGGCTGTCTGCACCTGTTGTTCCACCTACTGAGTTCTACGGCGGTGGGGTATATAAGGGTGGCGGCTCTTAGAGTTAAACCCTATGTGATGCGTTTTCTCGGACCGAATTGCTTCATTATATGACCCTTACGACTCATACTTAAGAGAGTAGGGGCGGGTGAAAACTCGGAGAGCCGGTGGGTTTATATATGGGCGATACATAGTACTCAACATGGCGAACCAAAATGAAACCATACCGGACAAAGAAGTCGTATGCGACGATTGTCTCAATTGCGTCTATGATGAAATGGGTCATGATTTTCCCGTCTCACAGAGCGAAATAGCAGTAATGGCGGGAGATATATTACCCGACCATATTTGCGAAGAAATTGAGCACAACGGCGAATACGGAGAATGTGCTTGCTCTTGCAAGAGACATAAGAAAATGAAAATACGCACTGCTCGTGAGCATTGGACTGTTGAAGCGGTCACAGAAGAAGGCGAGACAAAAGTTCTCGCACAATTCGTGACCAAAGTGCTTGAGAAGGATGATGAGCAGAAAATGGGAGAGTTTTGGTGATTCTCATGACCGATGAAATAGATTACTCGAATGTTTGTCCGTGCGGAAACTGTCGGAGAATGCACAAATCCTTTATCGTCTCATGGTCTATTAGAGAGCAAATGACTATTGGAGAAGTTCAAGACTATTTCAAGAGCCTAAGTGAGGTGGAGGAATGACCTATGCTATTATTCTTGCGAAAATTGCTCCGTGTCCCGCCTGCGAAGGTCGTGGTGAACACCATTTCATCGACACATGTAGTGGAGAAAATGTTGGCCGACTATGCACCCTTTGTTGCTCGTACGGAAACCTCGATGGAGGATACTACGAGTGGACAGGAATTAGAACCGCTGCTCTTCTTACTATCCGATGGAGAAAAGCCCAAGCCGACATCGACTTTACAAGTAAGCAACAAGAGAGAAGGTGATTCTATGAAGGCTAACGGTTCGAGCGATTGGCAAGACCATGTTGATTGGGAAAAAAAAGTCGAAGAGCCGGATGATGATTGGGGGGTCGAATGGTGATACTAATGTCGGAGAGCCACAGGCTTTATATACTTTCACCGCTTAGACTCATCATGGCGAACCAAAACCACAAACTAAAAAGTATGCTCAATGAAGAAGAGCATTATTTCATGTGTCGGTGCATCAATCTCTATGGTAGTGATATGCTCGGATGGATATCTCCCGAAAACCTCACCGATTCACTTGTTCTCATTGGCTTAAGAGCCATTGACGAAGCATCACCCGACCTTACAGAAGAAGGTCACTTAATTGTTAGCGAGATTAAAAGAAAAATTAAGGAGGATGAAATATGATAAGAGAAAAGAAAGAAGCGAGAAATGTACCATATAGTAGAGCCAAGAAAAAAGACAAAGCCCGAGAAGCATGGATGAAACTCCGTGTTTGGGTCAGCGGCAGATTTTTGCCGGATGGTCGTTATCACACAGGCTCATGGGTTTTGAAGGAGACTGAGGAAGAATGACTTGGAATAGATGTGCAATGGTCGAGAAAATTGCTCGTTGGACCAATAATGAGAGATATACTTGTGATAGACCTAAAGGGCATGAAGGAAAATGCTCGGCTTGGTCACGCTCTTCATCCGGCAGAGCATATTTGACTGAACCAGTTCCAAAAGAGTTGATGATAAATGAGGAGGAATGTGAATGAGAGAATGCGATTACTGTGAGAATGAAGCCACACTTCAAGCAATCTCGGAGGTACGGCAACTCATACATTGGGAGCCTAACTACATCTTCTCTTGCGAAAAATGCCAAACCTCAGCGGCTTGGGACCTTTGGGAAGGATGTGTCGAGAATGAGGGGGAATCACAATGAGATGTTGTATATGTGGATTTGATATGGTCTGGAGAATAAATGGTGAAACTCACTATGAAGGTTCGGAATATCAAGGCAACTCTACCTATGCTTACGGCTACACCGGTCAACCCGATGAGGGGCATCCCGTGCATTTAGACCATAGTCGGTGCTGTGATTGGTGCGACAGACTATACGAATTACCCGCTCGCATGGGCATGACAGGTCAAGAAGCAGTAATGTTTGGTCGAGCAATGGTGATTACTAATGCAATCTCTATTCATATGCTTGAGAAGATTATGGTCGAGGAAAAGTTTCCTCAAAATGATGAGGATTGGGACAAATTAGCAAAGGAGAATGATGATGAATGAGCACAATCAAAAAAAGATGTAGAACAGACTGTCGAGATATGAAAACCAAACACGAGATTTGGCGAACCGAAGGTTGGCCTTATGGCGACAACTATATTGAGATTTGTACTATTTGTGGAACTAAGTATTCTCAACCGTGGAGTAGTGAGCCAAGATGAATCCTAATTTAGAGGAATGGTGGGCTATCGACGCTACACTTATTCTCGATTACATCGAGGCTTATCGTGGGTTGATGAGCGACTTTGAGTTGATGGAGGATATTATGTCCGGAGCATATGCTGATAAACGCTTACGACCTTTCTTATTGCTAAAGAAGGGGGTCAAAGAATGACCACTGTATTGACTCGTGACTCGAACAATGATGGTGAGAATAATTTCACTAAACGGCTTTCGGTTCGCAGTATCTGTCGGAGAGCCAAAGCCTTTATATACCGGCAACGCATAGGACTCAGTAGAGGGAGTGAAAGAAAATGAATGAATACGATTGCTCATTATGTGAAGAGAATATAGACGCAGGGCTCTGCAATTTCAATTGCGAGGACTGTGGTGCTAAATACAGAACATTTATTGGAGGTGCTTAATATGGCTCAAAAATCATTCGGGCGTGGACTCGGCAAAGAGGCTCGTAAAGAGATGATGCGAGAACTTGCTGATACATTTATTGACCGCTTACAAACAGGAGATTTTGGTACATGGAGCAAGTCTTGGACTTCGCTCGGAATGGATGCAATGCCACATAATGTTCGAGGAACCTCGTATAGAGGAATAAATACTATTATTCTATGGCTCGGTGGATTCGAGTTTGAAAGTGCTCAGTGGGGTACTTATGACCAATGGAAGAAATTGAGCACTAAACACGCTGTCTCTAAAAAGGAGTTTGAATTGGTGGATGGGAGAAACGGACCTTGGAAAAAGACGACCAAATGGTACGGGGTCAAGAAAGGCGAAGCCGGAACGACCATCATATTTTGGAAACCGACTACTTATAGTAAAGAGAATAAGGAAACAGGAAAAGATGAAGAGAAAGTCTCATTCCTTTTGAGGACATATACGGTCTTTAACCGTGACCAAACAGAATTACCCCCACTCGAGAAGGTTGAAGGTAGCGAGATGACTGCCAAAGACTTTAGCGGAATGGAGAAGGAGTTGGATGACTGTTTGGTTCACTATATGGCGACTACAAAGGGTGGTCCGATTGAATTGAAACATGGTGGAGACAGGGCGTTTTACACCCCGAGCCGTGACCGTATAGCATTACCGAAGAGAAAACAATTTGAGAATAATTTACATTACCTTGCGACCAAGGGTCATGAATGTGTGCATAGCACAGGTCACCCACTTAGGGAATCTCGGCCTAACATGAATCGTTTCGGTTCAGAGGATTATGCCTTCGAGGAGTTGATTGCCGAATTAGGGTCAGCATTCTTGATGGGAGCATTTGGTTTGACAGGTGAGATGATGCACGCCGAGTATTTATCACATTGGATTAGGATTCTCAATGATGAACCCGAAGCACTGATGAAGGCGGCGACAAAGGCTCAAAAGGCTGTTGATTGTGTTATTGACCCATATGTGGAACATTCACGATTCCGAGCAGAAGACGAAGACCCGTGTGATTGCAAGAGATGTATTGAAATGAATGAACTATGGGCTCTTGGTGAATCTATATTCCCGATAGAGATTTTCTATGAGACTTTTATCCCAAGTGAGATTAAAATAAGGCCATGTAAGCATCTCGACTATACTGATGAATTAGATGGAGCCAAATGCAACCACTGTGGAGAAACAACAGGAGATGAAGAAGAATGACCTCTTTTAGTCAATATGCGGTCTTAGAGGCTGGAAAGACTTATGGTTGGAGAATGCTCGGAATAGATGTTTTTGCGATAGAGGAGCACTTAATGCTACACCCCGAGTATGATAAGGATTTATCATTGGGGAGCAATATAGTGAATCTTGTCGGTGAGCAGTGTTTGCAAGAGATAAGCCGACACTTGAAGAAAATAGGAGATGATGAATAATGAAAACGAGAAACTGCTTATGGTGCGAATACGACATGGACTCCCCAAACGGAGAAGAATACTGTTGTGCCGAGTGCAAAGCGAAAGGCAATGGAGATGATGGATATGAATGAGAATGTAAAAGAATGGCGGCTCGAATGGTGGTTTCCCGATGAAGTGCTCGGGGTTAAGTGGTACTCTACGAGAGAGGGTGCTCTTAAAGCAACCGATGAAATGAAGGTCAAAAGGTTGGAGAAGAAATCCTTCGGTTATGTGCTCCATAGATTCAAGGGTGGCAAGGTTCAGTGGCACAAAGTCAATGGGGGTCTGGAGTAATGGTGATGGCAGAGCCGAAGCGTGGCGAGAATCATGAATGTTGGGTTTTAGAGACTAATGGTATGTCACATCAAGTGACCCCATGTCTATTTCCTGAGGATGATGGTTGGCTCACATGGGCGCAAATGTGTGTCGCCGGATATGTTGAAAGTGTTCCCCGTACATTTTGGGGTCGGTCCGACATTGTCTCAGCATGGTGCAACGAGGATGGTGGAATCATGGAGATGGATTATAATAATGCTGCTCCACAATGGTTCACCGGAATACATCTCAAAGGGAGGGTTCTCGTATATGTCCGTACTTAAGACCAAGACTCCGAGAGCCAATATGTTTATATACTTACAATGTTTAGTGAGTTTGAAGAGGAGTTGTTAAGATGGCCGATGAAAAAATAGATGAGATTGATGTAAGAGACCTAAATGGTGATATACCCGATGAACCCGAATTACCTAATTTTGACAGGTTCGTGAGACAGCAACGAAACCGTATCACTGAAACGGTCTACTTCATTTATGATGTAAGAGATGGAAGCGAAATGTTTGAGCCACTGCCGGAGAATACTTCTTATGTGACCGCAATTAGTGGAACAGGTGAATGGGAGCCACATAAATCTCGAAAGGATGCGGTACAGAGTCTTCATCCGTGGTCGAAGTGGTCTGAAACAGAAACCCGTCTCATGGAGGTTAAAGCAATCATTGACCGCTTAACCATCTGTGCTCAAGAATGTCTTGCAGGTAATCTCAAGCCAGAGCGTCTTAGTGAAGTGGCCGAGATGTTAATTCTTGAAGCCGAAGAGCATAAGAAAATTGTCCTACCTAATAAAATGACGGAGAATGGTGATGATGAAGAAGAATAGAGATATTAAGGATATATTGAGCCAGCAACGGGTCAGCAAGATGTTGCGTGACCTTCATCCCGAAGCCGAAGACATTAAACTCTACCTGTGGCAACAAGACGCTGTGGGCTCATGGAAAAATGAAAATCAAGAGAATGTCAAAGGACAGAACTTCGTCGATAAAGAATGGTTTGGTATCATACAAGCGGTCACGGGAGCAGGTAAAACTATCCTCGCTCTTGAATGTGCTAATGTATGGCTCCAGACCCATCCAACGGGGAATATAACAATTCTCGTACCAACACGAGCATTACAGCATCAGTGGAGGAGACAACTCCAAATGGCGTTTAATGAGCCAATTGGTGTATTAGGTGGTGGTCGCAGAGATTGGCAACAAATCAATGTGGTGACCGTTGATACGGCCGCTAAAGGTCTACCTGAAACTGCCCCCGACCATTTAATTATTGCAGACGAATGCCACAATCTCGGGAGTCAAACAAGGAAATATGCGGTCATCAATAATCCGCATAATGCTATTCTCGGACTATCGGCTACCCCTCAGCGTGAAGACTCCGGACTCGGCATGGTATCATATTTATGTGGACCTGTGGTTCATACCTATGGATATACAGAAGGTCGTGCTGATGGTGTTATTATACCATTCACGGTTCGAGCGGTGAAAGTACCTTTGACTTCGGAGGAACGCAAAAAGTATCTCGACTATACAGATGACATTAAAGCAATCTCATTCATACTGAGACAACGCTATGGTGATACGACCAATTTCTTTGCAATCAAACCGGGTCAAAACGGTGAAGAAGAAGACGGGCTCTTAACAAGTTTCAAGAACCTGTGTCAAGCGAGAAAGCGTGTGCTCAATGAATCATTCCACCGATTCTCATGTGTGGATGCTATCCTCGATATGCACCCCGACCTTAGGGCTATGCTCTTTCACCAACGAATCAATCAACTCGAATGGATGCACTCGAAATATACCGGCGTTTGTCCTCCACACTTGCCCGACCTAATCAATTTAGAAGAGGATAAGAAGAAGCCGAAAATATGGGTAGGTACTTCATGGGAGGAGGCCGGTATTGAGCCGCCCGATGTATCTCGATGGCTTGACGAACCCGTGCTTGCCCCGACCATATATCACGGTGAGATGAAACGCAAAGACCAAGACCAAGCATTACAGGATTTTAAGGATGGAAAGTCTCGCCTTCTAATGTCATGCAAGGCTCTTACAGAAGGAGTTGATGTGCCGGATGCTGACCTTGGTATTATGGTCAGTGGTACAAATGCAACAAGGGCTCGGGTACAGACTTTGGGTCGTTGTCTTCGCAGGGGCTCAGCAGAGAAAGCCATTATCTATCTTCTCTTCATTGACAATACGACCGATGTGAAGGGATTAACAAATCTCAAATACAATGGCAAATTACCGAGCGGGAGTATAGAGTTTTGGAGGTATGATGGTGAGAATATGATATTTGAATCAGCCGAGGAGGATGAAGGTGAAACAGATGCAGAGCGTGAGCGCAAGGCACGGACACCCAAGACCAGAGACCATATATGTGATAAGTGCCATAAGGAGTACTTCACTAAGGAGCACGCACTATCCGAAAACCACCACTGCTCAATAATACGCACCCGTGATGGTCGAAGAGGCGTGGATATTTGGAGCAAACTAAGGTTGGGTTGAGCATGAAGGAATTAGAGAAGTTATTATTGTATTCATTAGTTTCGGTCTGTGTTAGATTCCTCGAACAATTAAATCTCGATGAATGGGATGACCCTATTTATGATGAAATGGAGGAGCTCATATCCGATATAGTGAATTATGTCGGAGAGCCATAGTCTTTATATAGGGGTAATACTATGTGTAGATGAAGCGGAGTGATGCGATATGACAAAAGATTATGAGATAAATAATTTAGACGACTATGATATGGATGGTCTATGGATAGAATACGATGATGGACCTAATATCATAAGAGAAGGTTTTTCGTATGCCGAGCAGATACAAGTTATGCTCTATTACGGAGATAATTTGCACGGGTATATGAGAGTACTTTCACCTACCTTTCTAACTGATGAATTGCCGGAGCACATTCTTGCTGTCCTCGATGGGGGATTAGAATGAGCGCAAATTACAGACAAAGTAATTTCTCAACCTGTGACTTATGGGAGGTTTTAACTTACGGCTCTATTGTTGCAGATGATGAAGAGCATAGTTTAGTGGTCACAGTCAATGGAGCATACTTCAATATGTTTGAGTATATCGGCAGTGGAGAATATGTTTGTCACGACTGTATGTATGCCGACTTCGGTCTTGATGAATCAGCATCACACGGTCTGTATAACAGAGATGAAACAACACAGCATTTAACTATCGTCGAGCGAGCAGAAGCATGGATTAAAAGATGGGTCAAAGCACAATATGATGAGGAAGATGATGATGAGGATATTAAGGAGATAGTAAAGGAGTTTTCAGCATGAACAACACCAAACTGTCGAAGAGCCACAGCCTTTATATAGGGGCATCGGATAAGGTTGAGTAGGTGAACAAGTATGACGAACCAAAATGAAGCACAACGAACAGCGAAAAGGGTTGTCTCAATTAGATATGAGACAATTCCACCCCATGAAAGAGAAGTCCATTGGCAACACTGTGATGCGCTCGCAGAGAAAGGTATCATATGGTACGACTATGAAAAGGATGAGGTCGATGCCGAAGTTTTCAGACCTAAAGCGGTTGAGACTTCAACGCCGAAAATCATGTGTAAGGGAGAAACACTTGTCCTCCAATCTTGGCAAGACGGAACAGCCGAGCAGATTATCAATTTCCTTCGACTACAAGGCTTGAAACCTCGTCTTGGGTACGAGAAGAAGCGAAGCACTGAATACCAAAAGTTTGCAGGCGGTTCGAGCAACGCAGTATATGTTTATTGGTCTGATATGGGCAACGAGACTTATGATGATGGATATGCGCTACACTTTACTGTTGGAGAAGAATGGGTTTCAGCAAGGCTCGGTGGAAATACAAGAAGCGCTCGCTTTGAAATCAGTATCACCGGCTCAAGCAAAGTCATGGATTCTCAAGAAGTCGAAGATGTCGTGTCCTTTGTGACCCACAGAATTGATAACGCCTTGAGACCTCTTGGTTATGCTGACCCAACATTTAATTGCTCGGTTGATTTGCACTATTCACGGGTCGAAGCCTGTGATGTTTCATGGCTCGCTAAATCTCTACCAAAGGATGCTACACACTACGAGGATGAGGAAGAATGATTGACAAGAGAATTGTTTTTATTGAGGCTGAGTACAAATGCTTCATCACATTTAATTCGCCAGAGGGCTCTAATATCAAGATGGATGATGTCGAAGAAATCTATATCAGTCACGGGGTCTGTGTGGTTATTCTAAAGAATGGAGACATTTTCACTTTAGAGAATGATGATAGCGAGCAAACTATTGATTGGAAAAGGCCTGAGGAAATCTCGTGCTATGATAAGGAGTTTGTTAAGTTAGAGGAGGTGTGGGAATAATGAATGTCGAACTCGAAGACGCATACAAGGATATGCTCGATGATTGTCAAGACACAGAACTTCGTGTCGGTAATATCACTTTCTACGCATCAGTGGTTCTTAGACAGTGTGACCCAATCGCTTATCGGTGTGGGTTCAACGACTATGTGGATATGTTAATCACTGACGGTCTGTATTGCGAGACTTGTGAAGAACTCGGAGACGATTGTTGTGTCTGTGAGAGTTGTGCAGGCTGTGGGGACACGGTCGAGGATTGTGAATGTAAGGAGGAAAAAATATGAACGATAAAGTAATCAAAAGTACCCGAATCTCAGCCACGCCAAACGACTTCATGTCTGCACTAAGGGATATATGGTCTAAACTCAACAAACAAGAATACCTCGATATGATTTTCTCGGGATGGGATGAAGAAGACCCATCCGAATACTACCACAACAGATGGATAGTGTTCAGAGCATCACCTATTCAAGCGTGGTGTGGTCTTGATACAGAAAAACAACATATACTCCATGTCGCAATCATGCAACGAATACTGACCATCAATGAAAAGTACGGTCTTGACTTTGAATAATTTACCGACAATTTACTCAAGGGGGTCATGACAATATGCGAGTTTTAAGTTTCTCACCTTACTTTCCTCTTCGTGTGGTTTCCTCACAGACCACAGTTATGACTCCCACCTTTTTCTCTTTGGTATTCAAGGGGGGTGCGGTCTGCAAAAACAGGCTCCAACCTACCTCCGTGTGTCATGTGTCTCACGACTGCAATCGTGAACATTCGGCCGCATCTCCCACCTACCTAAAGCATACTATGACCAGCGAGAAGTGGCTCGTGGCAACAGCATTCTATACAGGCGGCCGGTTCGGCTCTCATGATAAATTGGGTTGCCGGTCTGAGGAGAGAAACTCCTCTCTCAAACTTCAACAACGAGAAAAGGTGGGGGGTATTGTGTCGTTCACTCATTTTTCGGCTCTAATTAGAAAAGGTAGGGGGATTATTAAGATGATGTCTCATAGAATGATGTATGCCTGTCAATGGAGTGTATATGCCGGTCTGCCTTTGGGAATGTTTTTCTTGCTTTGAGCAATTCTTTTTAGTGGCTAATGACCCACCGAAAGTTTGCCCAAATTGTCTTAATGTGGGTGCGGTTCACTTTGTTGATAACATAGAAGCAACAGAGTGGAGGAAGAAAGATGAAGAAGAATGAGAAAAAAGTATTTATATGTGTCCGTGTTTAGGTTAAGTTATGGGCGAAGACAGGCACAAGCAAGGACATTTTAACTTTGATGATTTCAACAGCGACTCCCTTGACGCAGATGGCTTCAATAGCACTATGTGGGTGATAGCCGCCCCATATGACATAAGGGTATTAGACTTCACCACTTATTCAACGAACACTAAGGCAAGAAACATGAATAGTGTTGTATTTTCTCCGTGGGCTACACTTTCTCTGCCATTCGTCAAAGGGGATATATTACTTAGCGGTCTGGATAAGTTAATGGAATTGTTGAATTGTTCTTTTAACAGTGAGCCATTTCACGGTCATGAAAATAGTATCATAGAAATAATGGAGTATAGTGAAGAACCTTGGGTCTATGATTTTAGAAAATTACTTGCAGAGGCAAGCACACCCTTGATAGGTTTAGGTCTGAGATATGCAAGTGAGCGTAATCCGTTGGCTCATAATGCTAATTTTGTTGGTTGGTGTGTTGAGAAAGTAGTGGGATTCGTTTGATTTTATAATTCTTTTTATTCTTTCTACTGACGACTGAAATATATAATGGCTTGCAGTGGGCTGGTTCTGCTAATTATGTTAATTCGTGTAGGGTATTTATCTACTCAGAGTGGCACTACTAAAGATAAATCCCTGTAGGGGAAATAACAGAATACCTCAAACAGGGGCGACATACAACGGTTATTTTATTCAGTAGGCTACAGAAAGAATAGAAAGAATAGAATGAGATGGTATAAAGGCAATCGTTATAAGGGTACACCCACACGGCCAAACAAGACACGGCCAAGCACCTTAAACGCAATTACCTCAAGGACTCGAAAACGATTTAAACTATGACCCAAAACGCCTTGTCTATTCTTGAGGAATTAGAATGGATATATTTCAATCACTACAAAATTACGCTAACCTTAACTTTATGGTTGATGTCGAAGACAAACTCCCTATATTCATAGCAAGTATAGGAGCACACTTATTTAATTCAATGAACAAATGTTCTATGTGTGACTTTGACCCAGAGTTGGTTGAAGAAGGTGAGTTTTCAATTCCCAATTGTCCTATGCGTCATCCGAACCCACCATTCTATACACCTATGGGTCATGTTGCTGACACTCGAATACACATTCTTATGCGTGGTGTAAAAGGGTCTGGTAAGACAGCACTAATTGATATGTTTCTCAATGCAGGTACAGGTATTATTTGGAGCCCGAAGGCATCAAGGGGTGAAGGATTCCGAACAATGATTGGTCCAAACTCAATCACAGAAGCAGGTATGTTTGGGTCGGTTGATGAAGAAGGTAAGGTTATGGGTCGCCCACTTGCTCGTGAGATGTGTGGGGGATTCTTAGGATTTGAAGAGTTTTCATCCGTGATAGACGCAGGTAAGAAAGACCACTCAATAGATATGAAGAATCAATTGCTCACTTCAACAGACTCGGGAAGGGTTATGAAAGGTATGCGGTCAGGATGGGTACAATACTCAACAAGAATGACCATTTGGGCAGGGACTCAGCCGGGTCGTTTTGAATTAGAATCGGGATTAGATAGGAGGTTTTTCATCATTGATATTAACATGAACCCTGCTAAAGAGTTATTGTATAAACAAGCCGGACAGAAAATGACAAATATGAGCAGTGAAAGAAGGGCTAAGGCAAACAAACTCCGCTTCGCTATGCGTGAATGGCTCACTGAAAGACAATTAAGTGCTATGCTCAATCCCCCTTCACAGACACGCTTTGGAGATGATGTGCAGGTGTGGTTGGAAAGAAGTGAAGTACGCTCCTTTGAAGCAGACCTATATCGTAGACTTATGATTGGGTATTGGGTCATGCAAGAAGACTATAACCCTGACCCTGTATTGGAAATCAGTATTGATGAACGATTAATGGGAATACTTGAGGATGCACTAAGGATGAGACGAACAGTTATGGATGCAGACTTACAACTCATCAAGACGACCTTTTGGTTGCGTGACTTGCCTAAATCCACATTGGTTAAAGAGGTATCACGGATGGTCACTATGGGTGATTATCAAACAGCAAAGAGGTGGATTGAAGAATCACTTGTACCTCAAGAGTGGTATCATGAGATTAAGGCTGATAAAGAAGGCCGAGGTCGTAAAGGTGTTGTATGTCGTATCGGATATGAGCCACCACCAATTAAAGAGAAGAAAGCCCTTGATTGGGGCGAATGGAAAAGAGGTGTTTGAATGGTCAAAGCGGGCGGTGCTTTTACAGAGCGAAATATCAAACGAACACTTCATGCACTTGGTGATGAACCGTTACCTGCTAAGGATATATCACATAGGGTCAATAGTAATAAAGAAAGGGGCTTCTGTGGTCGTGACTTTAACTCCTCATCAATAGCCAGCCTATTAAGAGCATTACATAAGAATGGTTTGATAATAAGGGTCTTTGATACATCACAAAGTCGTTTTCTATATGGTAAGAAGGAGGTTGTTGATGATGCTTCTCAATAGTAAAGTATTTAATGGTGTGGTGCGAGGAATAGTTAAGCACCGTTGGAGTGATTGAAATGAAAACGAGAAGACAGATTGAAACCCGAATAATGAATGAAGAGGATGAGGAGACTGTAACTGTTTTGCAGTGGTGTTTAGAATCCCCCGACTGTGCGCTATGTAATGCACCTAATCGTGTTCCAATTGAAATAAAACTACATCGGATGGAAATTACTCCATCATTCCTTGAAACAAAATACCATTGGCTACCGGGCTCTGTCAATCTTCACCTTGAAGAACATCTTGAATATGACCCTGTGCGTGCCGGATTGATTGAGGCTATGCGCCAAGAGTCTATCAGCACACTTAACCTTGCTGAGAATACAGCATTAAAAATCAACGGTTGGATTGATGAATTAGAAGGACAACGGTTCGACGGTGTGATTGATACTGATTGGATTACTGATGCTGTCAAACTCACAGGACAATTGAATGGTATGCTTAGATTGGTCGGACAACTCAAGAAAGAGATAGGTGTTGATTCACAATTGATGTTGGCTCAACAGAAAATGGATGGTGTGATGGGTGTTCTTGTCGAGACTTTAAGACATGAACCGAAACTGCTTGACCAAATTGAATTACGATTCGCTGGATTGAAACAACCATCTCATGTTATTGAGATTGAAGAGGATTAATTATGGCAGGTACTAATGGTGGTCGACCTAAGCAGTGGCGCAGGTGTAATGAGTGTGGTTATATTGGCTACACGAGGTCACCCCGTCATGGTAAATGGTCTAAAGAACATCAGAGAAGTATATTCTGTGGCACAATGAGGATAGTGAGATAAATGAGTACATATCAAGGATTCAAACCAAACAGAAGGGGTAGTCATAATGTTTTCAAACCCGACGAAAAAGACTTTTCCTTAGAAGAGGAATTACAGGTTGAAGAGGATAGACCAAAATGGCGAAAGCGTCATCGTTCTTTACAGACTAAACCAATATACACTAAACAGTTCCCCGATTTACTTAGGGCTATGTACGCAGACGGTCTAATATGTGTCTTAACTGATGATGGTTATCAATGGTATGTTGGTCGGTATCGGATGACCAATATCGCTATCCGTGAAATGTGGAATCTAAGTGAGCGTCAATGGAAACGCCTAATGGGTTATGTTTATATACAAGGCGTAGTGTGGTAATGATATGGGCGAAAAGACACTTACTGAAATAGCCGCAGAAAGAGGTATTGAATTGACAGAGGTTGATTTAGATTTCAAGCCTGCCGAGAAACCCAACGATATTCTATGGTGGCATTTTGATTTAGGAACAGAAGAAGAGGAGGATTACAATATCCTTGCTATTTGGCCTTCTATCGTCGTACAGTGTGACGATGTTAATGATATACAAGAGTTCATGAGCAACATGGGGTGCAAACACCTTGTTAAAATAGTCGGTTGTGTTGAAACATTATCCGATTGGCATGAGCGTGATGCAGACGAACCAGAAACAGGTGGTCGAATTGATTTGGCATTTTACTTTCACACTGAGGATATTTATCGTATCGCAGTGCGCCGACTACAACATGGCATCCGATGGTGGGAAGATGTGGTCGCAAATGATGTTGAACATGGTTTGAATAAAGGCCTCATCTATGAGGAATACACTATCTATCCCGAAGAGTTTAGAGCATTCGCAGGTGATGGTGGATATAATACTAACAAAACAGTCGAAGAACACAAAGAGGAGCGTGAGAATGAATGATAACAGCAGATGAAGCAAGAAGGAAATTAACTGAAACCGATGAGTATAAAGATATGGTTGAGGCACTTAAATGTGTGGGTGAGAGAAATATCAAAAACGCTATTAGACATGGCGACCGAAGAACTCACACAGGTTTAAATAAAAATAACAAAGCCTATTGGCCTCCCTTGATAGAGTATTGGGAATCATTAGGTTATCGCACGATACATGTCGCCAACATCGACAAAATGGTAATGGAGTGGTAATAATGGAGACACCATACATAATAACAGAACAAATGTGGATTGATTACTATACGGTTCAAATGAGTGGGCGAATGAATATGATGGGTCACCCCCTTGTGATATACTTCATGGGGAGTAACGCATACAGTCAAGCATTAGAGCACTTTCAAGTTAATAAGAACAAATCGGATTTGGTGATTGAATAATGCTACCAAATAGAAACTCAAGAGTATTCTTTATTGTGTTGTGGTGGTTGAAATGAGTCTATGTGTAATAGACCGAGCAGAAAACTATATGTGCGATTCATGGGAGCCCGGAGACTCTATCAACGAAGACAGAGTTTGGGAGTGGATTCTTGATGCGGCTTATGAGGACGAGCGTTGCACCGATGAAGACGGTGAATGGCTCGAAGGATTCCCCGAAGCATTAGAAGACCCCGATACTGAAATTGGGGCAGAGGCTGATGAAGCCAATAGAGAAGCACTATCATTCATGGAGGAATGCAGGTCCGAATACAATAGTGAACATGGCTCACTTAGCAGATGGGAGTTGAACTCATGACTTACAATTTAGAATCACCGTTCATGAGTGATTTGAATAGTGATAATGAAAAGAGAATTAACGGCGAATCAGTATTATTGGTTGGCGGTTCACCTATGGGTAATGCGAGATGGAATCTAATTGTAAGTAAAAGAGACTTAAAACTTTGGTGTGAATTAGGGGCAAAACCTACACGCACTTGGCAGGTCAGCCATGTCAAGAAGTATTTTGGTATCACGGGTTCTAAAGCCACACTGATGAAGAACTTCATGGCTCTTTACACCGATATTATGGGGGATGAATGATGGGTCAGTTTTCATGGTTATGTGCGGCTTGTGATGAGGCTATTCTATCCGAAGGAGAAGATTGGGAATGTTTCAAGTGTGAAGAGGATTTTAAGGGTAAGGAGAAAGTCTTATTGCTCACCCCAGACCATGACCCAATTATTGAGACAGACTACGAAGGCTATGGAGTCTTTGGTGGTGTTGATGCTTATTCGTGGTTGGCTCGTATTAACGGGGCATCCGATTTACCTCTTCTAAGTAAAGACGATGATGATAGAGGACAAGGTATTGATTTGCACTTTTGGGCTAAGAAGAAAGAAGTGTTCCCAATTAAAATCATTCACGCTCGATGTAATCCATCTGCTTCATTGGACTCGTATGAGCGTCACAGTGCTTCGGATGATGACCCCGACCAAGGTTGGCAAGAAAGACCAAACGAAGAAGGTTCGCTTACAATATGTGGGGAATGTCTTTGAGCAGAGGTGGTGGACCGAAAGCGTATAGACAGGCCGCAGTGCTCAAGGCTTGCGAGTTATGGGATGCAGAGGATATGGGATTGATTACAAGTCACGATTTGTATTCGAGTGGATATATTACATTCCCCCAAAAGACTCAGCACATCAGCCAAAAGTCTGTTGCATTCATTCTCGGAGTATTATACAGACGAGGACAATTAGAGTTGATTGAGAATGGTGAAAAGAAAAAACAAACTACATACAGATACAAAAAATGTTAAATGGGTCGGTTATTGCATTGAATGCGGTAAGTGGAGGAATAACATTCATACCTTAACCAATGTGGTGACAGGTCAACATCGTTGCAGTATGTGTGCAAGTGTTATGCTTATACTATGTCCGGTCTGTGAAGGTAATGGTAGTATTGGTTATAGAGGTTTTGAAAGTAATGCTGTCGAAACTTGTCATCATTGTGGAGGACATAAGGTTGTTCCACAGGACATACAAGGTACACCCTCAAGTAACTGAGATAAACATATATATAAGGGGCATCTGTAATGGGTAAGTAGGGCGGAATTGAAATGGGAGTAATAATATATGCAGGTGATGATACCTCTTTCAAGCGTGGCGACTTTATCGTTATGTATGGAGAAATGACTTCACCCCCAAACCTACCGGACATGACATACATTCTTCACTGCGAATCATTCCCTGCTTCTATGGCTAAGGAGTGGCTTCCGTATATCGAGTATCGGTTGGTTGTCATCCCCCGCAAGGGGTGCAAGGGGATAAAAGAAGGGAATGGCATACTCATAGATAAGTCAGCCAAGACCAAGAAAGAAAATCATAACCAACCAATGAACGCATTATTCAAGTGGGGTGACAGGGCTCGTGTTTGGGGTATATTCAAACAATCCCCTATGCCTCTTGCTGAGGCTTTTCACCGTGCGAACCGCATAGATGATATAGATACAATGAGAATTGTTAGTGACGCTCGCTATTGGATGGATGAAAAATATGCAAGGGCTGCTCTTGTGTTTGGTACTAAGTCTTCGCAGGCTCAGGTTGATTGGCCTAAGAAGAAAGCAGTGGTTGAGGAGAGTATTCATGGATTCCGTGAAACCGACATCTATGCTGAATTGATAGTGCAAAATGCTCCCGAAGTAAGAAATGAATTAAGAACCGTTGGCAAGGTCCCATCAACAATTAAGAAAACTAAGGAGGCGGTTATTGAGTGGTTGTAATTGAAATACCTCTTGATGCGGCGGCAACGGTTTATCTAATGTGGTTTTGCGCTCTAATGTTTGCTATTCTATCCCCTGCTGTCGAGAGTTTTGGGCATTGGCTTCTTGAAATGAGAAAGGCTAATAGACCGCAAACCATTATTCAACAAGCACAGCACCACTATGATGAGCCTACCGATACCATGATAAGTGAAGATGGTTTATCTCAACCATTTTGGTTAGGTATTGAACCATAACCCTTTATAGCATGACCTCGAGCCTTATACATGGCAGGGAACAACTCTACTGTGCGGCGGTCAATAGTGTATATGCTCTGGGAGGAAACAGAACCCTTGACCAAAGAGGAAATCCTTGATAAATTAGTAGCAGGGAGTTGGGGTCTTATTACAGAACCGAGTGGTAATTCACTTGGCTCATTACTATCAAAGAATCCCCAAATTAGTAGGGGTGAGAATAAGCGTGTATTCTGTGGTGATGGTCGTTATCGGTCTGTCCCATCATTCCTATTGAATAGGGAGTTAATTCACACATACGAAGACATTCTATACTCACTGCCGGTCAATACTTTGAAGAAGAAGGAGAGAGAAAGGGCAAAAATATGTGTTGCTTGTGGTCGCACAAGGATTAAACCACCTAATGAAGAGAATTGTTTGCTTTGTCTTAGGACATAGTTTCATAACATTAGCGGCCATTGGCTATACTATGGGGGCAGAAGAAGGCCGCAAGGATAAGGTGACGATGAAGCCCTGCATATTAGGTATAGCGGGCAAAATGCGAAGCGGCAAGACAACTCTTGCTAACCATTTAGTCAATCGGTTCGGATTCAAACGCATATCCTTTGGTACTGAGGTTAAGCGTGAAGTAGCGAGAGGTATGGGTATGTCACTTGTTGCTCTTGAGGCATTAGAAGAAACAAATAAAGAGGATATGCGAATAGTGTATCAAGCGTGGGGCGAGATGCGAAGGGAATTGTCGGGGGATAGTTATTGGATTGCTAAGGTTATTGAGCAGTTCGGTCACCACGAGCGTATAATAATTGATGATGTTAGATACCCCAACGAGTTATCAGCAATAAGAAAGGCAGGCGGTCATGTTGGTGTGCTTGAAATTACTCCAGAGGAACAAATGGATAGGGGTGCTGATGAGCGATTCTTATTCCATGATTCGGAAGTCGCTTTGGATGAATACTTTTGGGTCCCAGCATTCTTAATTGAATCGGATTTTACTGACAGGGAATCGGTTCACGACTTTGTTGAGTGGTGGCTCTATATGTCGGGCTACATTGGTTAATCACTATCTTTATATATGTGGCGTAGTGTGCTTACACTATGGATGACAGGCCAACACACTGTATTGATTGTAAAGAAAGACTCGAGATACATCAGTCTTTGAGGTGTTTCAAGTGTTATGTGAAGTATGAGCATAACGAACTTATGTCTATCATGTATGGGGATGAGTAATATGATGAAGGAAATATGGGTTGAGAAATACAGGCCGAAGGAATTGATTGATGTTGTCGGTCAGCAAACTATTACTGACGAGATGAAAACTATTCTTGAAGGTGATGCTCCTATGCAACATTACTTATTCCACTCGCCCGAACCGGGTAGCGGAAAGACAACACTTGGTCGTGTCATGGCACTCCAATTAGATTTTCAATTGCATGAGTTTAACGCATCCTCTAAGAAGCAAAGGGGAATTGATTTCATCGAGGAAGATGTAATGCCACTATCTCGTATCGGTCAGTATGAAACACTATTCCTCCTTGACGAAGCAGACAGGGTTACTCCACAGGCACAGGATGCTCTGAAAGGAGTTATCGAGAACGCACAGGGATATTTCATTTTAACCTGCAACGATTTGAATAAAGTTTCTCCGTGGCTCAAGTCAAGGTGTCAAGTTAGAACCTTCGCACCCATTGATGATGAAGTGGTTTATGAGAGATTAAAACATATCTGCGTTGAAGAAGCGGTTGAAATGACTCCCGATGAATTGAGAATCATTGTCAATAGACACAAGGGGGATATGCGGAACGCTATCTCTGCATTACAAGCCGCCTCATATATGAAAGGGACAGTAAGACAACAATTCCTCCTAAGTATCACACAGAGTGATGTGGATGCGGGCAAATTACTCAAACTTTGTATGAAGGATGGTGATGTAAGCAAGGCGGTCGCCCTTATGGGTGCTGATACTAAGAATGCAATTGATATAGTATTTGACTTTGCGGTCAACAACAAAGCATCCGATGACGCAAAACTAAAGGTCATTGAAGCGGCAATCGTTAGCCGTCGAGACCTCATTAGCGGTGTACCTAAAGAGTATGTGGCATACAATTTCTGCCGAATGCTCACAATATAGAAGTGCTTATATAGGGGAAGTTAGTAGCCAATAGTAGACGGGAAACAGTGAATAAATATGTCAGCAAAAATGATTGAAGAATTGAGCAAAAACTTAGGTGTGTCACAAACCGCACTTGAGGACAAAATGCAAGCAGTGCTTGCTGAGAACAAAGCCGCATGGTTGAACGCAGGTAAGGATGAAGACACCTGTCTCGTCTTAGCGGCTCGTGTGGCTGGTCGACAACTCAAGGTTGTTGGTGACAAAGCGGCTCGCAGTGGATGCGTTGCGTATGAAGGTATGTTTATCCGTTGTCCTCCTTACAAGGATTGGGGCAAAATTGCATATACTCGTATGACTAAAGACCTCAACATCAATGGTCTTAATGACATTACTAAGGCTCTTATCCGTACAGGTAAACTCGTATATTACGAGGCTTCGGGCGAAGGCTTCACCAAGCATTACAATCCATCCTTGAACGGTAATTCTTTCAGCGAAGGTGCAACCGAAGAAACGGTCACTGTTTTGCCTAAGAATCATGTTGAACTCGATATTGGAGATGCTTTTTACATTGTGTGGAACAATACTACACCTGCATTCCCATCCGGAGACAAGAACTTCAAGTATGGCGCACCACGCCCACAAGAAGAGAAAGAACGCACATCGTCTTTCTTGGGTCGCCCTGTTGGTGAAACAGGAGACTTACGCCTTATCAGTGTGAAAGCAAATGGAGAAGCGGCTGACTTACAGCATAGCACATTCACTCCGGGTCGCATTTCACTTAGACCTAATCGTAACAATAATGCTGTTGCGTACTGCAAGCCTCAAATCAGCGAGTTTTTGGCTGATGAAGCGGTTGCCGGTATAATTGGAGCACCACCATTTGCAATGGGTGAAAACGGTCCGGAAGGTATCGTACCTGACCTATTGGGTGGATTATTCCCTGCTGGTCGACTTCTATCCGGTTTCAGTGTCCTTGAAGACTATTACGACAATAATAAAGACGCATCCGATTGGTGGGACCAATGGGTCGGCGTTGTTGGTGAAGTGGTTCACATTGACCCACGAGAAAGAGGTGGCTATACTGTGTCCGTTGGTGACATGGATATAACCTCCCTTGCACCGACTGTTGATTTTATGATTCCTAAGTCACAAGAGTCCTCTTTAGACTTCGGGCTTGGCTCACAAGTGCTTCTTGTTGGGCAGACTTACAAATCTCGTGACGATGAAATGCGCTTCACTACACACGGTTGGTGGTGTTCCGATGCTATCGCACCTGTAAGTGGCGGAGATGCCGAAGGATGGGATGACTGATGGCGAACACTTGGGGCGCAAAAGCAAGTGCTACGGTTGACCCTGCGGAAAAGTATAACGCAGAGTATTATCGAGCACAGTTTGACAGACAGACACAAAGAGCTCGGACAACACCTATTCGCATGGCTTTGGTCGGCAAAGAGAATACTGCTAAAACAGGTATGGCTTTATCCCTTGCTCGAACACCTAAAGAAATTAAGGAGAAGAAGCGTGTCCTAATTTTTGACTTTGATTGCTCAGCAGAATCTACGGTGGAGCACATTTCACCACAAGACACGAGCATTCAAATCTTTCGTATTTTTGATGAACTCGATGAATCACTTTTCAATGATGATAACTCAACCGACTGGCCTGCTCTAATACGCAAGACTGAATGGTTTGTCTCGCTTGCCGCCGAAGAAGTGGCAAAGGGAGATGTTGCCGCTATCATATTTGACGGAGCATCCACTTACATGAAATGGTGTGAGTTTGCTATGACTTGGTTCTTACTGAATCGGTCTAAGTCACCTATCAATGTTGAAGACGGTGACAGGTTCAATCAAGCAGAATGGAGAACAAGAAACAAATTGTTTAGAGATACTATCAATCGTATTCATTCGTTACCTTGCGACAGGATTTTCTTCACATTCCACCTCAAAGCCCACCGCACATATGTTAGTGATGGGTCTGGTAAGAAGGTCTTAATGACTGTTGGCGAAAAACCCGATTGGGTCGATGGTACACAGCGTATCTTCTCGCAACAATTATTCATGGCTCGATACATGAAAGTGGGAGATGAAGCCGCAGGTGTTACTGAGGATAAATCATTAAGCGCAGGCGAATGGGTCATCCGTGCGACTGTTGAGGAAATGAAGGGTAAAGGCTCTGAGTTTATCGGACAAACCCATGACATTCTTACGGTCAAAGGTGGCAAAGCAAAGTGGCAGGGTCTACCTGACTTAGGATTGAATAACTGAGGTGATTAATATGTCAATTTACACACACGAACCCGATGATGATGAGGACTTAACAATTAAAGAATTGCTGGAGAAAATTGGTGATGTTGAAGACGCAATAGAGAGATTAGAAGAGAAGATATCTCAAGAACTCGCAGAACAATTTGACCAAGAACAAGAATGTCCCTCCTGTAACCAATTGGCATCGGCGGTCGAACAATTAGCACAATATGTTGCTACTATGAATAAGGTCGCTGTGGCTGATGTTTATTACAATCCCGTCTTCAATCCTAATAATTCCTCTTAAATTATAAATACTTATATAGGGGAAACGGACAGGTGATATTATGCAGACAACAAGCGGCGCACTAAAGAATCTATTAGAGATTACAAGCAGAAAACAATTCGTGAACGGAAAACCTCAACAGCAGGTTATTGCTTGTGTCCTTCGGCCTACCGAAGACGGCACATCAGCATCCACTACTTCACTTGTCCGTGATGGTCGAACATCTATTGGTACATTTACTATCGGAGCAAAGTGGGATGAGGCAGAAGAAGGTCTTGTTGTACCCGACATTGAAAGACTTATGGGTGTGTTAAGTGCTCACAGTGGTGAAGTCACTATCAAACAAGACGGAGGAATGCTTCGTATCAAATCCGGCAAGAAACAAACCTCGCTTAATGCTGAGGCAGGTGCTTTGGCGTTTCCTCATTCCAATGAAACAATCAGTGAATGGGAGGAAAAATCTGTTGGCTTATCTGCTCAAATCAGTGAAGAAGGTTACATAATGCGTGACGGTTCAACCCGAGCACCATTCTTCAAGGCTACACTACCATGTGGAGAACTCGCAAGTGCTATGCGCTGTGACAATATCAATGGTCAAAAACTGAATCAATTTGCATTCGAGCATAACACGGGAACACTATCGCTTCATGTTGGTGACACACTTAAAGGTCAAACAAGCATAACACTTAGTGATTCTCATTCCGGTGAAGACTTCAAAACGACACTTGAAGGTGGGATAGACCAAATCATTTCTAACTACGGTGGCGAGGTTCATTTGCACTTTATTGATTTCCGCCCCGAAGGTCAAGGTATTCGTGCCATCATTCGCTTCGACAATGGTGATTGGATTTACCAAGCATCTGTCCTAAAGAGGTGATTAGTATGTCAATTGAAAGACACATTCAACGAGCAACATTGGTGCAACGCTACGGTGCTCCACCATTCAGTGTAATAAATGCTCAACAAGGTTATCATCAAGAGAAGAAACGATGGTGGCTTGCTAAAGGCATCCGAAGTGAATTGGGTCGTGGTGAAGCACTTATCGCTATGTCAAAGAGCAATCAAACCTACATGTATGGTAAGAAAGCATATGATATAGAGCAATTACAGAAACAAGGTGTCCTTCTATCCGATGAAGTGGTCGCCGCATCAGCATCTAAGGGTGCAAGTGCAAAGACCTTCGCTATTGGAGACAAACAACAGTGGAACGAATCAAAGAAAGAAAAGGATTTACGAGCAATTCCGGGAGGAGGCACAGGTAAAAATAGTGTTTGGTTGCATTCAACCGACGATGGTATGAAAGCAACACTGCAAGACAATAGTCGCTTTCAATCCGATTTGAACTCCAACCTTAACAATGAAGGTCTAAAACCCGAATGGGCTACCGAAACCGGAACGGCTCGCCGTGCGGCAGGTACAAGTATATTCGACCCTGTTGTGTGTGAATTGATGTATCGTTGGTTTACTCCACTTGACGGCAAAATACTTGACCCTTTCTGTGGTGGTTCAGTGCGTGGTATTGTTGCGGCTGAACTCGGGTATCAATACTCGGGAATGGAGTTGCGTGCTGAACAAGTGCAAGCAAATAGGATTCAAGGATTAGAGATTCTTCAAGGCGAGGATGGAAAACCTATGCCTAATTGGTGTGTTGGAGACGCTTTGGATATTAAAGAACACCTCGGTGGCAATCATGACCTTGTGTTTTCTTGCCCACCATACGGTGACCTCGAAGTATATTCCGAAGACCCAAAGGATTTATCCACTATGACCCATGAAGGATTTATTGAAGCATACCGAGAAATTATCAAAGAATCGGTGGCCTGTCTTAACAATAATCGGTTCGCAATTTTTGTTGTTGGTGATTACAGAGACAAGGATGGTTTCTATCGGAACTTCGTAAGCGACACTATCAGTGCGTTTGAAGACGCAGGGGCTAAACTCTATAATGAATGTATTCTGCTGACTGTTGCTGGGTCTTTACCTATACGCATTCACAAGCAATTTGCACAGAATCGTAAACTCGGTAAGACACATCAAAACATTCTCATATTCTTCAAGGGCGACCCAAGTCAAATTAAAGAGGAATACCCTTTCTTAGACCTTGAGGATAAACTTGAGGATTTGGAATGGCTTTGAATCTGTCACACTTCAAAGGGTTCACTATTGATGATTACCCTATGCTGACCGAATGGTTGCATAGATACAACCGCACCTTCGCTCGATTCTATGAATCCCCCCTAAGACTAATGCACCAACCTCATGTATTCAAATGGGGAATTGTTGAGGACTGTCTATGTATTATCAAGAAGCGGTCTATCATGGGAACACCTGTATGCTATTTGATTATCCCTCCTATCGGTGACAAGTCAGCAGAAGTAATGCTCATGTTTGCACATGAAAATATCACGACCTTAATGTCCGATGAAGACATTAAAGAATGCAAGTGGGCTTGGGAGATGAAAGCAGATAAGGGGAATGCAGAGTATGTGTATCGTCTTGATGCGTTCAGCGATAGATACGGGGTGAATAAGAATCAATTACGCCGCCCATGTAACCACGCCCTACGCCTGTTGGAGTCGGGTGATATTGACATTCGCCTATATCGTGGGGGGGTTGAAGGTGAAGTTATTGAGTCGGCGTGCCTACTGACACGTCGGTGGTTGAAACAACGAGACAAGAAAGCATGGCAACAAACCTTCTTTGTTGAGAACTTTAATGGTGTGGCTCGTCATGCCCCCGAAAACCATTTAGCGGTCTTTATCATGCAAGGGGATAAGTGTCTCGGTTATTTGATTACTGAAAGAACCGGCAACGGTATAATCAACAATACAGCGTGTGTCGATTATCAAGACAACATCGTTAAAGAGCCAACACTGATACTGCTCCATTATGCGGCAAAGCGTTGGGCTGATGATGGGGAGCATAGTGGGACACCTGTTAATCGAGGTGCGGCAGTGCGTGGTGCTGGCTCGATAAAAGCAAAAGAAAAACTTAGACCGATTGGAAAGAAACAGATGCACAAAATCGTGGTGGATAAACTCACTAAGGAACAATATGAAGCGTTTTGGCAACCACTACCCTCACCTATTGAGTGGCTTTGACCGCCTACTCTATAAACATACTTATATAGGGGTAATGGTAGGAGTGAACATAGAAGCCCCTTTGGGCAGGTTATGAACCTATGCCAAACTACAAACTAATAATAGAAGAAGACGGAAATGAGACTGAAACTGAATTGATACTTAATTCACGGGTTTTAATCTCATTAAATGATACCCTACATTGGGTCAACCTTTCAGCAGGGCTTGCTGAGCAAGGCGCACCTTACCGTGACCGTGAGTGGTTAGCAAACATCTACCACACCGAAAACAAAACGCTAAAAGAAATTGCAGACCTTTGCGGTGTATCACCAATGACAATCAACCAATGGCTCGTTAAGCACGGCATCCCATCCCGAAGCAGAGGTCGGAGGTCTGCTTGATGAAAGTTTATCTATCCGGTCAAATACATAAAGGAGAAGCCGCATTTCATTACAGTCAGCAATGGCGTGAGTGGGCAGAAGAAGTATGCTCTAAGTGGGGCTTTACTGCTGTGAACCCAATAGCAGACCGTTTATCCACTGATGATAATTACCGTTCGCTGATTCCCGATAGAGATTTAATGTTGTTGCGTGATTGCGACATCATGGTTGTTAATTGGATGAAAAAAGTGCATTCAGTAGGAACTGCTATGGAAATGGTCTATGCTAAAATGTGGGATATTCCTGTCGTGGTCTTTGCTGATGATGTTAATGACATTCCCCACCTTGATAGAGACCCGTGGATTAGACAACATAATTCTTGTGATTTTATTAGGGTATTCTCCCTTGAAAACTTTGAAGATGTGTTGGATTGGTTTTCATCATCAACGCAGACGGTCAACACAAATGACATATACGCTAACTGTGAACGAAAACCATCATCGTTTTAAGGCATTATTATATATGGGTGCTAAGTAGCATTGAATATGATAGTGGATAGGAAAGGAAAGCGTGATATTGTTGTTCGTTATCGTGACCCTACTACACTTAAAAGGAAAGAAGAGAAGATTACTTGTTTTCCTTTTGGTTTTGTGGAGTCCGATAAGGCTGAGTTTGTTGAATGCTTAAAGAAAGAAGAGGGTTACACAGGTCTGTTTGGTGAAGAATTAACCAAATGCACATTCGGTGACCCTTATGACTTAAAGGATTTGAAAGACCGATTTGAGAAAACATGGGAATGCAATATCCCTTTCACTAATAGAGCCCTTGTTGAAAGTGGCAAGACATTTGAGATGTATAAGCATCGTGTTTGGTATCTCGATTTTGAATGGATTCCCGACAAGGATGATGAATTGAATGTTATGTCGGTCTATGATAATTACATGGAGAAGATGATGACATGGTATGTGGAGCCTAATACTAAACACACCGGCTTCATCCTCAAGGATAAAATGATTTTCAATAATTGCCCAGAGGATAGAAGACAAACAGTATATCCAATGGGTTGTAAGGTCTTTTCAAATGAAAATGAAATGCTTCACGACTTCGTTAAGACAATGAATGATAAAGACCCCGATGTGTTGGCCGGATGGTGGTTGCTCCAAGCGGATATATCAACACTGTTTAAGAGAATGTCTGCGAATGGTATGAATCATAATTTAGTCTCACCTAATGGGCGAGTGTCCCGTGATAGACTTGGTTCTTATGACCAACCAATCAGCGGTCGAATATGTGTGGATTTGATGCAGGTTTTTTGCAGGTTGTGGCAAACTAAAAATGGTCAATTGCCGGGTCAGTCACTTAACGATGTGTCTCAATTCTGTTTGCAAGAGAAGAAGGTTGATTTACCCGACGGACACGAAACATACTATACTGATACCGGTCTGTATGTTGATTACAACCGCCAAGATGTTTGGCTTCTCCCCAAATTAGATAAAATGCTAAACTGTATTGACCACTATTTGAATCTGCAACATATCGTTCAATGTGACTTTGGGACAACACCATATGTGACAAGGCTCACATCAGTGTTGATTATGCGTGATGAGATATTTGATAAACGCATTCCCACTAAGGCTCAGTTTGACAAAGAGGAATATGAGGGTGCTGATATTATGACAGTGGCCGCAGGTCTGTACGAAAATGTCGCTATTCTCGATGTTGCGGCTATGTATCACTCCAACATTAAGAATGAGGGTATTTCATGGGAAAACATTCGTGAAGACGGGTCGTTTGATACAACACAAACCGGTCTGTTATGCCGCATGATGGATTTGCTCACAGAGCAACGAAACAAATACAAGGCATTGAAGAAGGTGGCTACAACCGATGATGAAAAGCGTATATGGGATTCGGCACAGTACGCTACTAAATCCCTTGTAGCATCCCTATATGGGGTGTGTGGTGATAGTCGTTATTCTATGTATCACCCTGCCGTTGCCGCCGCTATCACAGGGGCATCTCGTAAATGTCTTGGTAAATTAAAGAGACTATGCGAAGAAGCAGGGCATAAAGTTATCTATGGTCACACTGATTCTGTATTCGTACAGGTCGAAGGTGGTGTTGATGACTCTATTGCTTTGAACGATTCATTGAATCGAGATATGGCTCCTATTGTTGTTGAGTATGAAAAACATTGCGAGCGTATTCTGTTGAAAGCAAAGAATCGTTATGCAGGTAAGGTCGTTTGGACTGAAGGTCAGCATCATGTACCGGAGTATTATATTAAGGGGATTGAGGTAGTACAGGCTCGAATGCCTAAGACTATGAAGGAGGCTATGAAAGCAACACTGAGGGCTATGCTTGATGGTCGGTCTGTCAATTCCCTTAACGACGAGTTATCTGTCTATATCAGTGATGTGGTCGAAGGTAAGGTTGATGCTCAGGATTTGGCTATGCGAGGTAAATTGAAAAAGAATCTATCGGATTACAAAACACTTAGCGGTTCATCTGCGGCGGCTCGATGGGCTGTTATAAATCTCGGCAAAGACTATCGCAAGGGTGACTACTTTTGGACTCTGCTTGATATAGACGGAAGTTATATAGGTGGTGACTCAGTGGTTGAAATCATGGCGAAGGCGGAAATCGGTTACACACACTTTGCTGAGAGATTCATTCTTAATAAAATTGAACCTCTTTATGGTATCGCAGGTTGGGATATGTCTCCACTTAACGATGCACTGAAAGGCCGAAAAACTACGGAGTGGTTATAATGACAGATAGAACAAACATTAAAAAGAAAACAGCATTGGCCTTAACTATTGAACTCGAAGAGTTTAAACAAAAACATAATAGTTTGGTGGAGTTTCTCTTGGAGACTTCGCAACGAATGGAGCAGATGAATACTTTGCTTCATGTATTGATGCTCAATACTGATAACGCAATTTTCCATACTTGCTCGGGATGCAACGAAGATGTTCTCGTACCAACAATGAAAGAGTTTGAAGCATTCCCTATATGTCCTAAGCACGAGGAAAGTGAATTATGCAAACAAGGATTTTCACACCTCGAAGTACCTTCTTCATTGAAAGACTTTGATGAATGGGATTCAGCAGGTGGTGCTGTGAATGGGTCATCTAAGGCGGAGTGAAAGGGTTTCTTTTTATGAATGCTCAAATCTCAAATGTGATAGGATTGATAGGATAGGTGGTATTGGTGATGATGGTCTGTATTATTGTTGGGCTCATGTTGAAGCAGAAGGAGGGGTCAAACAATGGTGGAGTTTGAGTCATCCTACGACCCCAATCTCCTCGAAGGGAGTATGAAACTTCGTATTAGTAAATCCTCATTTATGCTTGCACGACAATGTCGGCGCAAGTATTGGTGGAATAAGGTTCAATTCCCCGATGTGTGGTTGCCTGCAACCGAGCCTATGATTAGAGGAAATTATGTGCATAAAGCATTAGAAGAACTCTATGACGCATACGATTCTCAGGAAAACATTGAAGGATTATTGCCTCGTGGTAAGTACGATGACACTATTGATGCTCTTGCGAGCCTTGAGCAACAGCGACTTGATGCTTGGGGTGCTGAGAACTTCAAACCAATTAGTTACGAGGATAAAAGCATTGTATATGACCCCGAGTTTGATGTTGTTATGGTTGGAGCATGGGATGGCCTCATCCGTCACCCCGATGGTGGTCTATGCCTTGTTGAATTGAAAACAGGTGACCTTTCAAGTGCCAAACAAAGCAGGGTACGAAGAGAACTTTCTTTCTATGCACGGATGATTGACCTAATGGGTACATATGAAGAACCGATTACACACATAATGCTTATCTCATCCGACTGTGTTAATGACCGCACTGCTCAAGCCGCATTAAAATCAAAGTCTAAAGAGGTTTTTCTTGGTGATGAAAAGGGAATTACTATCATTGAAAAACTCGGCAAAAGAAGCAAGGATGCTTTCATGCGAGACTATACAAGAGTTGTTGCTGACTTAAAGGCGGGTGATTGGTCACCAAATTGGAGTGAATACTTCTGCTCCCACTATTGCGACTTCCACTTGTCATGTGACGATGAACTACATGGTATTGGTGAAGACCCTACGATTAGTTAAGAATAGGTTTATATACAAGGTGAAAGTAGGGATAGTTATGCAAGTAAAAGCGTGTGAAGAATGTGGCTGTGACAAAATTGAACATGATGCTATGAGAATAGTAACGGGGCAACAGAATGGTCCCGAAGCAGAGGTAATTGTTGCGACATGTATTGATTGCGGTTGGAAGTGGCGTGTTGAGCAAGAGTGATTTACTCTTATTCCCCCGTGAAATTGGTTTGAAAAGAGCACACTGTGCAGACGAAAACCGATTCCGACAGTATATCAAGTCTTTGAATGGAAAAAGTGATATTTACACGAGTCTTTATTCGTTCTCCAATCTTGAGGATAAGGATAGGACAGCCAACCTTGATAGAGCATGGTGGGATTTTGATGTTAATGACCGATACGGTATAGAACAGGTTAAACTTGATGTATCAGTTTTAATCTCAAGACTTGATGGTGATATTAGACTTGTTGCGACAGGTCGTGGTTTTCATATCCACCAATTATTTAATGAGTCTGTATCGGGTGTGCATTGGTCGAGAACCTTAGACCGCTATCAAAGAAAAATGGCAGAGGGTTTAGATTCGCTCGATGGTGTGGGTTATCCCCGCAAACTGACCCGTGTCCCACTGACATATAATCCTAAGCGTGGTCGTTGGGCTGTAATGCTTCCGAGTCGTACTTGGGCATTAAATCCTATAACTTACCCAATACCTAAGAAGCCCGCAGAGTCGATGACTACAATGCACCCATTTTGGGGGGCTAACCGTAAAGGCGGATTTTGTATTAAGGATTGGGCTGAGCATAACCCTATGGAATTATCGGGCTATTCAGTAAAGAAGGTCACTAAAATTACAGGTGTTGAGGGAGTACCTATGATACCATGTTTGTCTAATGCTATTACGGTCAGCAACCCAAATCACTCGGTAAGGGTCGCTATGGCTCAACATTTGTTTGAAGGATTGAGAAACTTTGCCCCACCATCAGCACTAAGTGATGAGCAAAAAGTAGAGATGCTTGATACGGTTGTAGCATTCATTAAAACTTTAGAGTGGACTGATTTTAATGAGCGTGTGACAAGGAAACACTTAAAGACACTAATGAACTACGGAAGAGCACCTGCGTGTTCTTGGTACTGCCAAAGAGGTCTTTGCGAGGCTCCGTGTTGGCGTGATGACGGCACAAGACCATATTAATTATAAGCATTAGATAGAAAGGATTAAATAGTCGCATCGTCTAAGTCTTATTAATGAGCACCTATGCAAATTGCCCCCATTGTCGCAAGACCGTGAAGGCCGTTACAGTCAATGGATTCAGTGCTTGTACTCTATGTATGACAACGGTTAGAATTAATTGTGAAAACCGGAATATATTCGGAGTGCTGTTGCACTGAACTCTTATAAGGCTGAACGGACTACGCTAATCATGGCCGAAATACCAAGTGGGTTGCTCATTGTTGACCATCGTGAAAACGAAAAGGTTATTCATAAATTGATAATGATTCTCGGTGACGCTAAGACAGACCCTAAAGGCAAAGTGTGGGTGTGTCAATTGAAAACAGGAGACTACATCATAGACGATTGGATTATTGAGGCAAAGGAAATAAATGACCTTGCGGGCTCTATCGTCGGACAGGGGCGAAGCCGAACCGTTGCCGCACAATTAAGGGATATGACAGATTCAAACCTTGAGATGAGACCATGGCTCGTTGTTTATGGTGAAACTATTGACCTTAGACCGTGGGTCCCGAGAAGATTCAAAGGTGGGAAAAAGAACAATATGAAACAAGACAAAGTAGTGGCTAAGGCTCGACAAAAAGGCCACATCAAAGCATTCAAGCAGGGGTTCTGTTTGAGATTCCCCGAAGTATCATACTTTCAAGTAGAGACTATGGATAACTTCGTTGATTGGTTGGTTGAGCAATACAAGCAAAAGGTCTTGCTTAATCTGTAAGACCGGCGAATGGGTCAGCATCACCTTCTTTCAATGTCCCATCAACCCCACGACCACTTGATTGATTACTGCCTTCGTTTGTCCTATCAACAACTCCCGATGTATCACTTTCTTCACCATTCACATTTTTGAATGCTTTCTGTGTTCCACTGTATGTACCGACCGTATTATCCTTCATACGGAGTTTATCTGTTGTAGTTTGTTTGAATGCAGGTGCTTGCTTTTTCTTCTCGGTATAGATTTTAATACCTGTAATTTCAATAGCCTCAAACTGTGCATTATCATCACCGTAGTTATCATCATTAGTTACGACAGTATCAACAACAGTCGTAGCCATAGTGGTGCTACCCGGAGTTCTCCCAACCTTAATTTCAATTGTATTCCCCTCAACCTCCATACCTTCAAGAGACTTTGTTGGCATCAATGTAATCTCTTTTGTATTTCCTGTTCCCGTGAAGTTTGTTTGGTGCTCAATAACTGCACCTGTTTCAATACAAGTGACCTTAGTGTAAAGAGTATATTTTGCATCTGTTGTCCCGTCACCGGTCTTCGCAGGAGCATTAACCTTAGCCTTAACTGTCGCTTTAGTACCTATTGTACCCTTCGGGGTGGATAAGGTCATAGCAAACTCGTGATAATCAAAGGTGGTCATAGCAACACCCTCTGTGAATGAAGTTCGACCCGGTAGTGAAAAGCCGCTTGATGTGATGTTTGCACTACCTGCCGTACAGGTCTTTGAAGAAACAACCGCACTCATTTCACTACTTTCTGTTGTGTGCATATACGAGGATTTGTTTTTATTCACACCAAGTAAGCCGGATTGACCTGCGAAACCTGCTTCACCCATTAAGTCTCCTTTACCTTTGATAGCGTCATATGCTCCCTTAGTAATGTTACTGATACCAATTCTGTTTGAAGTGTTCGTTGCGCCTGCACCATAACCCCCGTCTTGTGGTGGTGCTCCCGCACCTGTTTGTGACCGTGCGCTGTGTAAAGTACCCGATGCTCTCGCATCATTCGTTTCACCATCTTCCGTTTTATACACTGTTCCTTCAACACCAATAGCATTTCCTCGACCAGAATCATCGGATAATGGTGAATAAATTACACCGCCTGTGCTTGGAGATGTTATCATACCACCATATGACTCACCCATTGGCGGAACACCTGTTTTTGGTGGGAAGATTGCTGGAGGTACCCATCCTCCTCCGCTCCCACCATCACCTGTTCCACCGCCACCGCCGGAACCTCCTCCTCCTCCGGTATCATCACCGTCACCACCACCCTCAGGTCGTGGTGGCTCTGGTCGTGTTCTATATGAATCACCGAGATTTGGTAACATAAATCCTCTTTGAGCAGTGCTTTGTGCATCATCTCTTTGCAGTACAAGTGAAACGCTCTCATGTTTTGCCTCGCTTAAGGCGTACTTAACTTCTGTGACCATTAACTCTTCATTCAAGTCAAGGTGGTCATCAACATAATTTACAGTGCGACCAGGTCTCCAAAGAATATCCTTTACTATGCTAATAGAAGGACACTGCATTAATGCTCTTGTTTTGTGCAACCACCAAAAACCTCCACGGTCATATGAATCCGCACCATCAGCAAACTCTGGTAATCCAAGTGGGAATGCTGACCCTTCATTGACACTTGCCACTGCATTGAATGAGTGTGACCCTGCGGAATAGTCAGCGATATTAATTGCTGTGAAAAATTGATTGACCCTATTACCTTTGTTACTCTTAGAAGCGGTTGCGCTGTGTGACCTATATCTCAACAGTGTGTCACAATACTCTTTGTTAAACGAAACAGTAATTCTGCTACCTACCGGAGAACCATAAGAAGAAGGTAGGGTTAATTCAACATAACCATTCGCTTGAACATCTTTAGTAGTAACATTATCCGAAAAGGTCATAGAGGCAAAGTCTGTTCCTTGTGAACCTGTCGATGTTGGGGTAATAAATGTAGGGTCAACAAGCCATATTCTATATTTTCCTTCGTTGGCTGTGTTACTGTTATGTGTGATAAAAATCCTCAACTCATTACCTGTGAGATTGGAGACAAATGGAATGTCTTTTGATACATGAATAACTTGTACGGCCTTATCAACAGACCCTAAGCCATACCAACCGTATGATTGGTGGGATGGGACAACAGGTCTTGATGCTCCGGTTGCTGAACTCGTCACTGAAAATGCGTCACAAGTACCACTACCATGTGCTCCTCTTTCTTCACTGTAATACTCACTATCGCTTTTATTCCCAATGAAAAGACCATCCCATTCATCACCGAAGGTAGAGACTTGGTTTGCCGCACCATGTTGTTGAACCCTATTCAAATATAGCAAACCATCTAAGTTACCATCAAGCGCATTGACTCGACCCGGAAATAAACAACCTGCTGTGAGACTGTGTTGATGAAGTGTGTTACTTCGAGCACTTGTTGATGTTGAAGGTAAGGTTCGTATGCACGGTGTTAAAATGTAACCGTGACGACCGCCTGTCATTAAGGTTGTTTGTTCGCTTTCTCTAATCATCCTACCATTAACCTTGAATGAACTCTTCTTAGATGCCTCGTAGGTCTGTACAGCCAAAGCATGAGCCTCTGACGCTGAACTCACATTTGACGCATCTATCAATTTCCACTTAGATGATTGAGTGTCATCGTTTAGTGAGCCTTTTGGATAATCAACGAATGAAGAGCCACCGTTGAAAAGAACTCGGACAAAGTTTGTTGATTTGCTCGCCCTTGAAGTAAGGTTTGATTCGACCAAATTATCTCTATTCAAAGTTAGTAGGGATGAGTAACTTGGGCGATAAGTAAATCTCCCTCTTTCTATTTGGAAATGCCACTTAGAGGATATTGAGTTTGTATAACCTGCTCCCGATTGATTCTGTATGGCACTAATAATTCTTCTAACAGTTTGACCTCGACCGTCATACACACTACCATATGACTCAACCAATGTCGTGTCTGTTGTTCCTTGATGCGTACTATCAAACTCAAAAGAAATAGGTACGTCGGATATGTCATAATTAATTGGGATTCTGCTACCACTTAACCAAGTTCTCTGTTGAGCCTTTTGCCACATCAAACGAATCTTGTCGTGCTCCCAATAAGTATTAGAAGCCGGTGTTTCAATATGACCCTCAATTGTCATCATCAAAGGTAATGAGTGAGTTGCCGCCCAATTTGTAAATATGTTGTGGTCGTTCACTGTTTTTAATGTGTTCATACCAAAGTTAGAGTTTGGTATTGTTTCATCCATAGAAAAGGCCATAGTCTCTTGACTACCCAATACACGAGAACCAACACCCAAGTAAAGTCTCTTAGCGTCACCACTTGCTCGCTCGTCATAATCAGTGACAAAGCAACCCTTTTGGGATTGCCAAGTTCCACCGACAGGGAAATCACTCGTCGCTGCTCCGCCGGATTCTGTGTCATTAGAGTATTGCATGAAATCAAATGCTCCATCAATTCTAATATCATCAAAATAACTCCCTTGGTAGTGGTGAGAAGAATCAATGTTTAGTATAGGTTTGCCATTATCAACATCGGATGCGACCTTAGTGTTGTATCTGCAAACGAACTTCCATGTGGGGTCATATGGTAAGCGATACTTTGCTGTGAATGGATGAGGCATAGACCACCACCAATAATTATCCATCAACTCGGGGAATCCTTCGCTTTGAACCACTATACCATCAAGGTCTTTATCTCCACCGGCATTTTGTCCGATACGACCGTTGTTGGCATATGTGTTTAGATTGAAAAACTTTGAAGTGTCAAGTATGATAAATGAACCTGCCTTGTCCTCCCAATCATGTAGTATATTAGCGTAATCATAATCTCCGGTTATTAGATTTGTTCTGTTGGCTGACCACCTTGCTGATGTGAAAGGGTCAGTGTCTTGCATAGACCAAATATCAATGTCTTCACCCATTTTCAAATCAATAATCCCTTCTTGGGTATTAGCATGAACAAGTGATATATCGTAATTATCTATTGTTGGGTAGACTAAACCAAAGTTTGTTTTACGATGGCTACCGTCTGCGTCTGCTGAGCCATCATTTCTCATGTCAGCCCATAGAATGTAAATATGTCTAAAGTCATCTCGTATTTTTCTAAAGCGACCGATAGCACCACTAAGGTGTCGTTTTTTGGTGAACTTAATTCCATTGACTTGAATATCACCACAGTAAAGGTAGCAGTGTTTATTACCTTGTGTTGGGAATCCTGTTGGGAGATTTGCTTGCAGTGGGTTGTTACCACTTCTTGCGGGAATAGTGTATTGGTCATTATATATTGCGTCGGGAAGAGAAAGGATGCCGTCATGTGCGGCGACAGGGTGTTTAAGTGGATAGCCTGTGCTCCCATCACTTTTAGTAAAACTATAATCTCTATTATAGTACGCTATTTCTGCGGGGAATAAACATATTTGTCTGTCGTCAGAGGTTTTATCGAGGACTTTATACCACCGATATGAAACTAAATCTCTTGGCTCACCGGTAGGGTTGTTTGGATTCCATTCTCTATTTGTGTCATCGGTTGGTGGCATTTCTTGGTGACCATATGTATTACCGAGGAATACGACATCACCTATTGCGAGATTAGCAAACCCATTTGTCACTGTTGCAGGGTCTGTTGACCAATACTTGTTAGGGTCTGTTGTTGGTGCGGTAACAGTAAAAGCACCACCCGAGTGGTATGTCACAGGATTGTATGCTCCCGTAAGCCAAAGAGCTCCCGGAACGCTCGTACCATCACTAATCCCATAATCCTCAAGCAGACCGTGTTTAGCAATAATACTTTCTTCACGGATTTGAACAATCTCCCAATACTTAAATGCCGCATCTGTATCATCCTTACAATTGACCATAACCGCACTATCACCAATCCCAACATCTAATGAACCGTCATTACCGTATATTTCAAAACACAAACCACCATTCTTTCTTGTTGGAGCATTGTTGGATGCGAAGGATGGGATGCTGACCCACGGATTAGTATTCTTATCATTAACAGTGTAACCCCAAGAGTTTTTGTAGCGATAATCAAAACCGTCGGGTGTTATCATAGGTATTGCACATTGTGGGGTAAGTGTGATTGAAGCATCCCCTGCATCATGGTCAGCAGTAAGTGTGAAGTAGTCGGTATGCTGTGCGGCTGTGCTAAATGGGTGAAGTGTTGTAACATAAACACGATTATGTACATCTCCTCGAATAGCAACCGCATTCCTTTTTGGTCCATCAACACCGACAGGTTCTTTATTAATACGACCAAAGGTCATTTTGAACCAGAGACTGTTTCTTATGTCTTGCATCCATGCGGCGTGTGATACTCTATTTACTTCACGACCTTGTCTTGCCGCAGGTGGGATGAATAGTGCTTGACAATGTGTCTCGACAGCAGGTATCATAATACGGAGATTTGGTGAGCCGGAATCAGCGAAGGCCGCTTGGTCAGGTCTAAAACCCCTATGCGAGGTTTTATGTGGTCTGCAATTGATAAAAGTGTCTGTTGCTGAATCAAAAGACTCGTAAGTATATGTGACATATGTTCCTCCTGCGGGTGCTACAAGATTAGATATTATACCTATTTCTCCTTCACGAGGGAATAATAATTTTACCGTGTCCCAATTGCTCGGTGCGCCTGTTGTCAGGTCCGGAACGCTTGTTACTGCTGTTGTGTTAAGAGATGCAACGGGGATATTTACACGAAAGTCGGCGTCTCCGGGAGTTCCGGCAGTAGCCCATCGGGTGTCTCCACTTGTAGGAAGTCGCACCTCTTGCCAATCAATACCACCACTTAGATTTCCTTGACCGGCGGCATCAATGAACTTCATTTGCATTTTATCAGTATATCTCGTTGCTGGTCCTGCTCCCGAAAGCGCAGGGTGTACCGACCAATTAGAATCTGTTGTTGGCATCATAGGCTCTACTTGGTCTATGTCATTGCCTCGAATAATCAAAGCGTTTCTGTAATTTTTGTGTTTAGAGTCATAACCAACCACTTGCGCCAATCCAGCCGAGTCTTTTGCTCCACCCCATAGATATTGGGGTCCGACTGAAATCATAGTGAATACTTGCGACCTTTCTGTTTCTGTTCCTTTATTGAGATATTGAAGCCCCACATCACCGTGAAGGTTTGCGAAAATCCACGCAGGTCCATTTGTTATAAGACCATGATGGTCTTCTGCGATAACTCCATAAACAGAACCGGCGGGGAATGAAGGGGTTGTTGCTCCGAGGTCAAGGTATTGGTCACCATCCTCGTCAGTCTCTGCGCCGGTATAGACCATAGCGGCAGGTTTGTAATTCATTGCACCATACTTAGCCCACCCCGTACCAGTAGCACCTCCTCTATATGTTGCTAAATCAATGGTCTTCTCGTACCTTGCTTGTCTATCCGAAACAGTTCCAGAGTGGTCTCGTGCGGCGATATTTGACTCCGAAGAATCAATACCGGTCCACGGAGTTCCCATAAAGTAACGACCGAAGTCCCAATTGAAAATACCTATGCGGCTGTCGTCGCTTGATGCAAAAGTCCCCGATAGATTACTACTGCTGGTATAAGGTATGCTATTTATGCGGGTGTGTCCGGAGGACATTAATCTACCATCAATCTCGATTCTTTGAACACCACCATCAAGAGCACTTCTAATTGAACTGTCTGTATTCTTTGTTGTGATTTGATTAATCCAAGTTTGAGAATCTCTTAAATCCTTTCCATCACCTGTTGAGTGTTGCCAAAAAGCCATAGTGACCGCATCACCTTGAACATATCCCATACCACCTTCGCTTGTTTGTCTTCGTATAACACTCCAATAAGAACCCTTGTCTCCTCCTCCGGGTCCAAAATCGTTCAGTGTATATGGATAGACGAAGAGGAATGCGTTATCACCTAAAATCTTCTTTACTGTAATACTTCTCTTATTTGTATTAGTATTTGTCTCAAAGGTAAATGGGTTTCTGTATGCTGAACCACCAACATACCCACCAATCTCGAATGTGTCACCAACCTTAAGCCCGTGCTCAATACAGTGTGCTATGATACCTCTGTTTGTTTGGTCTGCTGTTATACCGGTCCATGTATGATTTGTTCCGTCACTGAAACCAATGATTCGTTTTGTAGACCACATATTCCAAATGTTGTCTTTCCAATCGAGAACTGTTGGTGATGTTTTCCAAGAGGATATATCCATTGAAATTAAAGAGCCGTCACTTTCTTCTCCCGAATACATTTGTATCGGGTGGGATGAATAAAGTCTCATTCTTTGTTCATACACAGGGGAATAAGTACCTTGAATAGCTCCGATTTCTGTTGCATCATCAAACCTTGAAACAGTTCTTGTTTGGTGGTCAAAACCAAGACCGGCGTTACTTCGCAAAAGTCTCCTTGTTCCGAAGTAAAAGTTTTCTTGAGCCATCTCTGACTCTTGTCTTCGGTAAGCGTATGTTGTTGAAGGACCGTAGGCTGTTTGACCGGCCTCCCAATATGGCATGATTCTTTCTAAAGAGTTCATAGCATCTTCTCCGGTTAATGTAATTTCTTTGCCTTTACTTTTTGAGTTTTGGGTTACGACCAAAGTGCCGATACTACCAAGCCACAAGAAATCATCAATATCCTCATTGAACAGCATTACTTTCCAATCGGTTGTTGTGTCCTTTATGATTCTCTGCAAATGAAGGTTGTTGTCGTCATCGGAGACTGTTGCTTGAAGCATTCCTGTCTTATCAAGTGCTAATTGTAAATCAGTCCTTATGAGAAGTGTATTCTTAGTAGTATGAACCGAAGCGGTTGAGCCGGAACCACCTATATCATTTACGGGATTTGTTAATTCGTGAATAATACCAACACGGTCAATTAAAGTAGCAAGGTATTGTGGCTCTGATTTATCCCAATTTTGCCCTGCTTCGTAGGAATTAGTTTGTGTTCCAAATGATGTTAAGAATGAGACTGCATCTATATGCCAACCATAAAGGTCACTCGCAACCCATGCTGTACCGTCGGGCTTCGCAAGCATAGCCTTTTTACCTGCGGTTGTTCTCTTACCGTTGATATACAGTTCATATTGTTGACCAGAAAAATCAAACACTATGTCTAAATCAATCCATTGATTATGCGTACTCACATAATTAGGACCGGTCAACACTCCTGTGCTATCCCAATCAACATAGGCCTCTGCGTGTTGAGGGAATGAAGCAGTATTACTTGCGTTCCATGTGCTGTAAAACTCGTGACGCTGAGGTGCGCCTGTGTGAGTTCCGAGGTCATTAGGGTCATTTGATTTACTTGCCAACATTGTTCCTAATTCTAAATCAATCTCGACACAAGCATTGAAATGTGTAGGCATGATGTTAAGCCCCGACTGTTTGTATCGGTTTCCATTTTCAGTCCAAGTGATTTGGTCTTTATCATAACCGACTTTGAAAACATAGTGAAGCGACCTTTCAGTGTTAGGTAGACCGTTATCATTCAAATGTTGGGGGCATATTCTCATATGAAATGTATCACCATCTGCTGATGCGTTCAAAGGTCCGTTGTAATTTGTAATAGGCCAATACTTTCTCGCAAGAGGAACTCTGTTAAGTGCGGCTGGAGCACCTATGTAAGAAGCGTGGGCAGGGTCAAATCTGTTGAAATCTAATAGTGCGCTTGTTGCGAGATTGTAAAGCAAAAGGCTCTTATCATCATGGTATGTCTTTTGAACGATACACCAACCTGTAGGTGCGATAACAATATCACCTTCTCTTAAATCAGTATATTCTCGGTAATCAGTTCCTGTAGGTGTTGTATTGTTTGGAGCCGCCCATGCCAAATCTCCTGTGGTCCACTGACCAGCAATCCCACCTATGTTTGTTGAAGCAAAAGAAGCACCCATTGCTCCGTTAAATACTTGACCTTCTATTACTTGTTGGGCAGGGAATGTTGATTGAATAACTAAGAATGGTTTCTTTGATGGAGATTTAATATCTGCTGAAATTACTTTTGCTCTACCATCACCACCTCGAGCCCAAGCGGTTGCTGTCTGTACGATTGGGTCTGATGCTCCGCCGTAGTATGTATCTAATACAGATGTGAAATTGAAGCGACCGGCTGTGCTAATCATTGTGTTAAACATTACCTTTTTCACACCTGTTATTGGTGTTGCTCCATTTGTGGAGGCATTCGCACCAACGGTGCTTGAGATTAAGTACGAAGGTAGTACGCTTGCTTGACCGTGATTATGTGGTAGTGCCGCCGCACCTAATCCTTGAGAATAATTACCTGCCTCTGCAATGATAAGTAGGTCAGCGGCAGTTCTCGCTTCGGAATTATCTATTGAGTGTTGGTGGATTGATTGACGGCCATTTGTAATGTCTGTGTTACCCGATGATGCAAGGTATCGCCCTGCGTCACTGTAGGATGGGTTAAACATGATGTATGATTCATATTCTATACCTGCATTAATGCTACCAACAACGGCTTCATAAGAAAGGCCACCATACTTGTAGCGATTACTATTTGAATTACTATCAATGTACTCATTATTGAGAATACCTGCATACCTAACTCCTTTTCCTAATCGCATTGTATCAATACTGCAATGCTCGAAAGCACCTAAATTATGCAGTCTCTTAATATCCGAAGTCACTAAACCATTCATGTCTCCTCTTGCGACTGTTGTTGTTGTTGTATCAGCAAGGGTGACGGTCGCACTTGAAAACACATTCTTTCTATCGGGGAATGACCAGCGATAGTAAGGGTTAAGTCTCGCTTCACTATTCATTGGATTACCGAAGTGAGTCTCGGTATGCTTTAATTCGTTACTTGTAGCCTCTGAGGTGGAATATGATACTGAAAAGTCCTCCCAATAACCAACAAGCCAAAGGGAGTTTTTGAATGGGAATGGGTTGCCGGAAGTAGGTGAGATGTTTTGAAGAGTACCAATACCCTCTAATCCAAAATATCGTGTCATGTTTCTCGCCTCTCTTTCTCTTTCTCTTCTATACTTATACGCTGGAGTTTTGAATATCCATACTGTTGCCTGTGACCAAGAGCTCAAGTTTCCCGAGCACCTTCTCTGCAATTAATTCAGTCGCCTTATCATATGTAAGACCATTGAAATTATTTGTCATAGAGACTTCGGGTGCAAAATATAATTTTTCAACACCGTTCAATCTAATCTCACGGAATAAGGCCGAATCCATACGCCCTGCTCGCCCACCATAGAAAATCTCTTGACGCTTATTATCAAAACTGTTCATAGCGTCGCCCATAGTTTCTAAATTGTCGACCGTATTGTCAGTTAAGGCTTGGATTGCCATGTCCGAGTCATTTGCATATTTCTCCATTTCATCACTCATTAACTCCATTTCTTGCTGCGAATCCTCCATTTCCTTTTGCATTTTTTCTTGCTCCTTTGCGAACTTAGATGTTCCGGCTGTTGCTCTGGCGAGCATATATGCGGCCACACCTGCGACTGCGGCAAACCCAAGTGTAGCAATGGTTGTGGATAATGCGGCCTTATCAGCCGCCGCTCCATAACCAAGCATAGAAAGGGTCATGGGAATCATAGATGCTGACATTAAATACATAGCCGCTGTAGCCGCCACTTCGTTATCGGTGAACATCATAAGAACCATTGAACTCAGCATTAGAGAACTTGTCATCACACCACCTGTGAGAATCCTTTTCTTATTTTCATGGTTCACGATAGCACTTGTTTTCGCTTGGTTGAGATTAGCCACTGCTATACCACCACTCAATTTTATATTTGCTAAACCGGTAGCGATAGCAGTTTGGTCTAATTTGATATTTACTACCTTTGCATCAGCAAGTAAGAGTTTTATTTGTGCTTGTGTTGCATCATTCTCCGCTGAAATAGTATTGATAAACATCTCTTGTTTCTTATAGGAAAGACCGCCTGCGGCTATATTGTTCATAGCATTACTAAGTGCTATTTTATTTTCCATACCGGCTATCTCAGTACCATTGAGGGCAACAGTCGCTCTTAATAGAGCACCTTTGATATTCAACTCTTGTCTCTCCATCAAAGTCTTAGTGCCACTCATTTTAGAGGTAACATCAAAGAAGAGTAATTCCTCTTGTGTTTTTAACATCTTCACTTTACGAATTGCTATTTGCTGTTCTAAGTCGTGCTGATTTTGAGCACCCAATATATATCCGGCACGGATTATTTTCATCTTAGCCGCAGTAAGGTTTTTATCTCCCTTTACTTCATTAGTTTGAGCCTTTGCCATACTAATATGATTATGAGAAATAAGTTTAGCCTTTGCTACCATACCTTCATTTATAGCGTGGTCAATTTGGATTTGTGAATAACCCATTTGTGCTTGAACTTGAGCAGGCTTTAGACCCTGCATATGCAAAGCGAATGCTTCTCTTCTAACTGCTGTTCCCATCTTCTCAGCATTGATTGCATCCATTCGAGCCTTAGTAGTGATATTTGTTCTTTGAGCAACCTGTCCTTGAACGATAGCAAAAGTCTGCATAGCGACCTTAAATACTCGATACATGAAAATTGCTTGCATAATACCCTTAGCGTGTTGAAATCCAACATTTGCCATTTCAGCCCACATCGAGCCCCTTGCACCCATTGTTGTACCGAGAACTTTGTTGCGTGCCTCTGCAAACATTAATTCAGCCTTCATTGCTTGAACCTTAGAAGGGATAAGTAAATTACCGGTCACTGCGGCCTCTGCTTCAAGAGCATTGGTATATACCTTCAACTCGAATGCGGCCGATTTAAGGAAAGTGCTGTATTCTTTCATAGCCGACCCTGCTGACCTACTTAAAGTTTCTTGAATGTCAATCACACGATTATATCCATCCATTAACTTCAAAAATCTCACATAGTGGTGTGAACCAGCAACAGCGATTGCTATGTTTTGCTTCTCAACAGCAGTAAGATAATCCCAACTCCGACCTTGTGCATCAGTCTTGTTTTTCAAATCCGCCATTATTTCAGTCAAACCTTTCATCTCGCCCGTTGCACTGACAACCAATACACCATGCTCTTTCAATAAGTCATTGTTGTTAGACCGATTAGACGCAAGACGAGCAAGCATCATTTTGATAGCACGACCAGCCTTTCCTTGTTCTTCTCCCTTTTCAATCAAAGCGGCTGAAAGAGATATTTGTTCTTCAATTGACATGTTCGCTAATTTAGCAGATGCGGCGAATTGATTCATAGAGAATGTGATTGTTTGGATTGTTGCACCTGTTCTGTTTTCTGCTTCGTTGAGCATATCAACAAGTCTAACAGTATTACCAAGAACAACAGCACGCTTAGTCTCTGCACTTGCGGCTGAAAGTGCCATATTCTCAGCACCTGTGTACATGAAATTGGTTTGCATTTGGAGTTGCATTATGCTCTTCATAGCCGCATCCGTGTCCATCATACCGACCGCACCCATTAACATTGCACCCTTTGTTGCCGCAACAGCAGGCTCTTTTCCACCGAGAACACCTGCTTCAATTTGCATCATTTGTGCGCCTGCTCGAATAGAGGCTTCGGCGGTTGAACCGAATGCTAACCCAGTAGCAATGAGTTGTTCTTCGAGTTCCTTTGCTTGTTCTATTCCGGCATCAAAAAACTTCTCGAATGATATTTTAGCCATCTCTACTTCCATTGCTGAATCGACCATAGCATCAGACCATGCGGTCCATGCTTGAAACATCTCATCCATACCTTCGGTGATACCTTCTATTGAATCGAGGAAAACGGATTCCATGATGGCATTAGCACCACGAATGTCGGAGATTAAATTATCAACCTGTGCATTAGCAAGCACGGTAAAGAATACTCGTGCGCCGCCCATCTTTGCCATGTTTATTCCCCCATTTGATTTCTTCTTTGATTCCTACGGGCTACAGCCCCTTTCGCTCTGCCTTTCATGTTGCCGCCGCTCTTATTACCCTTGCCTTGCTTAGCAACATTATCATTAATTTGCTCAACAATCTCACCCATAGTCGCTAAATCAATCATAAAACGAGCATAACCATTTTCGGGGTCGCCCCACGCTTCTGCAAATACATGGGGAGGAACGCCTTTGAACGTAGCACAAACACTTGCGAGGGCTACGCTCATATGACCAAAGGGACTGATGAATCATCTCCGTCTCCCCGTATAAATGATAACATGGGAATAATCTCTTCGGATTTCAACATATTAATGTCGGATGCTGAACCATCCTCCATCTCCATAAGACAGATAGGGATTAGATGTTCCATTTGAGCGGTCATACCGCCTCCTAATTCTTCAATTTTCTCCCAAAACTCATCTTCTTGTTCAACGGTCCAAGCGGTCATGTCTGTACCAAAGTGACGACATTTACGCATGGCTGTTGCATGGATTCCTTCAATTTTCAGTTTCTCTAAACCCGATGCTTGGCGAACCCAAACTTTCGTGCCGTCTTCTAAATCAAATAATTTTTTTCTTATTGGCATTCTTCTCATCTCTATTTCTATACTACTATACTATACTCATTGTGCGAATACCAAAATACTACAAGTCCAAATCCCGACACTATTAGGTGTGCAGAGGGGGCTTGATATAGTCGTTGCTCCTCCATCGGTTGTTGCTCCGAGGGCTGTTGCGAGGGCTGTCATAGCCGCCGCTTGAGATGCACCTGTACCGGAAACATGGGCTGTGGATGGCATTCATCTCACTCCTTTTTCTTAGAGACTTTCGCCTTCTTTGTAGGTTTTGCTTTGGCTTTAGCCTCTGCTTCGACCTTTAATCTAAGTAATTCGAGTTCTTCGGCTTCTGCCTCTGCTTCTTTCAAAAGTAATTGTTTCAACCTTGCAGGTCGACCGCCCGATAACTGATGTAGTTTTTGCTTCAAATCCATTTCGGATTTACGGGATGCTCCACGAATAGAAGGATTCTTCTTATTATGTTTATCATCTTGCATTTTCTCACCTCAGTTAAGTTCAGTGGTTAATGTGTTCTTGAATACAGCAGTAGACATTGCGCCTTCTGTCTCGTCAAACAAAGCATAAAACTTCATTGTCATAGTCTGTGTATCTCTACCACTCATAGAAGACTCGGGTGCTTCGTATTGCACCTTAAAGAGACTTATTGATAATTCTTCTCCTGCTGTGTCGCTACCGAATGTGAATTGTAATGCAGGTGCGGCGGAAGTTCCATCAACCAAAAGACCGTCAAGAAGGTCGTTGTAAAATGGTTCTTGGTCTGCAACATCAGTCTTTGTCATTACACGATTAAACTCGATAGTACCACTGATTTCACGCATGGTTTCGGGAGGTGCTCGTGTGCAGGTTGCTGATGCTAATGAATAGGAATTGTCAGTATCACGATTCATGGAAAAGGAGATTTCAACAGATTTTACAAACTCCGAATAATTAGTTCCACTTAGTGATGAATTAAAGTTCACCTTTGCATTCTTAAAGTGAAATGCGTCATTAGGATGAAGAGCAGATGAGGAAGGTGCGGCAAGTGCAAATCCTTTGCTCGTAGGTCCGGTTGTTCCGGTTGCGTCTTCGCCTGCTCCTGTTAAAGAAGCACTTAGCATAACATATTCATTGATGTTTGCTGATAGAGACAATTCATCAACCACTTGGCCGAGGAATCGGTGTTCTCTTTTATCACGACCAGCACATACGGTGAATGACCGGAATGCACTTGTTGTTTGGGATTCTGTTAATGTGTGAACGAATGCTGAGCCTGAGCCGCTTTTTGCTTTGTTACCGTAGATGTTGTAAAGGAGTTTTCCACAGAATACATCTCCGGATAGGGCAAGAGTGATTTCACCACTGCTCATATTTGTTCCCTTTACGACCTTTCTTGTTCCGTATCGAGTAACATCGGTACGATTCATCAATTCAAACTCTGGAGAAAAGCCTTCTTCATCAATTTCACCATAAATATAAGAGCCACCACCTGTGACTCCATAATTAGTTTCTTGGATTAATGCAACATAGCGTGCGGCGAGGTTAGACATAATAGATTCCTCAGTGTTCAAACCATGAGCCTTAGCCTATATGAAGGCATCACCTCATGAGCATTTTCTCACGACGCATATACTTAAATGTTAAACGATGAACGCATATTTGCTCATCCGAATCGAGTTTACTATCAAACGATGCACCATAACCTATAACACTGTCGGTCGTAGCATTCAAACCTGTGCTTGTATAGACTTCATCAAATACTTCTCCCATAATACGAAGACCAAAACGATAAGCGTTTTCATAATCCGTACCTTTGGTTGTAATGAAAAACTGCACATCATACTCTTGTTCAACACTTGTTCCCGACAATGCCGCCCAATTTGGAGATTCAATTCCAGCGACTAATATGTGGATTGTTGGGGGTGCAACACGAACAATCATTGCTGATGAAAGGTCAAACCCATACATTATTTTTGAATCGTCAAGGGATTTTAGATTGAGCCTTCTGCTGTCACGCAATAGGTTTCTTAGTGCCATACCAAGGTCATTTAATGTTTGTTGATAGAATGCTGATTGAGCCAATTCATCGGGGCTGAATGCTCCATGTGTTGTTGCATAGGTTGAACCCCACCTTGTTGTTCCATCATCACTACCCCATTTAATTATTTTAGATGAACCGCTTGCCCCTGTTACAGAATAGAAAAGGTCTTCGCCCATTTCATCGTGAAGAGATTCATGCACATAGAGTACGGCGGCTCCCGCCGAAGTCAATGTAAGGCGAAGTATAGAGATATATGGTATTTCCTCAACCATAGTCAAATCGAGATTAAGAATAGTAACTGTTGTTGCCCCAACCAATTTCAGCCCTGTCGCTGTGCCGTTGGATTGCACTTCAACAGACTTAGTGCCGTTATCGAGTCGCATTAGAGTAGTGCCGTCTGTCGGTATGTTTGTGGTATCGGAATAATAGACACCAACAAGAAGAGTATAGTCCGTTGTAGTGGGTGTGACCGAGTAATACTGTGAACCTGTTATTTTCCAATATGTACCATCTATTGCTCCACCTGTGCCTGTCTTATCAAACTCAAGGTTATGGTGAGGTTGTATTGGGCTTTCGGGGTCTTCACCATTTACTCGTGAAGTCCAAAATTGCCCCTTTGTTGCTACTGCCATATTAAGCACCTCTTCCTCCGGGTCGCAATTGAGTTTCGGCTTTCAAAGAAAACCTTTCAATAAATCCGCTCGATATACCCATACCTATACCTTGCATATATTTGAGCGCAGGGAATCCTTGATGGGTGAACCCACCTTTACCGTGTCTGTTTCGACCGGTGAAAAACTTTCCTGTACCATCCTCGTAGTATTGGGCTATTTTACCACCACGACTACCGAGCACACCTTGTGGGTATGGATTAGAAAATACACTTATTCTTTGTTGACCACTTGTTTTATTTCCTGTGAAGTTTGCTTTAAGGGAATTAGCAATTTTAGTCTCAGCCTTTTGTTTGCTGACCCATTCATAATACACTTCTCGTGTACCATTTCTGCTCGTGTGAAAACCCTTTGAAGGTCCACGCTTATCTCCAATACCTTTCAACCGTTGCTTCTGTATCTCGATATTTTCTTCTGCGAGTTCTTTTAATGTGTCTCCTAAAACTCGAGGCATTTGTCTTTGAAGACGAGCAAGGTATTGTTCAAGTTCTCGATAGTCAGCCCTAAGCGACCATTGTGTTCCATGACCCCAACCGCTTTTGCCTGTCTTAATTGACACGCCACCTGTACTCATTTCAAATCACCGAGCCTAAGTGTGCGAGACGTCGAAGGTATTCAATTGCTCTTTCTCTTAACACATTGGCACGCAAGCCTTCTCCTTCTGTTCTTTGAAAAGTGGATTCGTCTTCGAGATATAATGCGGCCGCTAAGTCAGCACATATTTCACGCAGTATGTGAGCCATCTCACCTTCTTGTACGGTAACTCCTGTTAAGTGGTCATAAGAAACTCCGGTTACACCGCTCAATACATGAGTGGATTTTCCGGTCCATTGGATAGAGTCTCCATCAATGTTCCCTTTACCTGCTGTGGCAAAGGTCGCACCATTAGTGACAGTGATACTTGTTGCCCCTGCTGTGACACCACCATTTAGTGTGCTATCAGCAATAGAGGATGAAGGGGTTGTTCGACCGTAGTAATTGAACTCTTGGTCAATTTCAATTGAAGCCCTGCGGATTTGGGATTGAATACGAGTGTTTGCTTGTTGTCTCTGTGAAGAGTTAAGCCCGAGACGGACACCGACATCACTAACACTGCAATACATCTCAATCACTCCTTGATTTCTTGTAAGCGAGCCCTTAAATCAGCCTTAACACCTTTGGTATCAAGACCGTTTGCTTCACATAATTCAAGCAATTCACTCTTCTTCATTTTCTTGAGTTCACTTGCTGTTGGTAGAGTCTTGGCAATTTCTCCTAAGTCTTCAACCAAATCTATTATTTCATCGAGTGTGATTTTACCATCAGCCATAAGTCTCTTGTAAAGTTTGTATGCCGCTAAACAAATACCTGCTCCAATCGTTGCATATAATAATATCATCTCTAATTCCATTTTAGTCACTCCTGTATTCCACCGTTTTAACCGCACTGTGCGGGATGAATGCAATAGCCTTATTGTCGTCTTTGTATCGGAACACCTTAAAGCCGTGTTCAGTTTCCACTATCCAACAATTTGAATAGCATTTTTCGGGTGGTCTGTAAATTATTTTTCCTTTATCCATATTTTTCACCTCAATAAGGTTTAGTCCATAGAGATGCCTCGGTTATTCGACAAGCAAAACACCAATCCTTGTATATGTTCGTTCTATGGCCGCAAATGGTATCACTTAAACCTTCTGCTATTACTTCGCAAACCATAGTCTTTTTCTTTTGACTCATTCTTTCTCACCCATTTTTTGAGTTATAGGTCTAATAGCAGTAATACCGGCTTCGTGTTTTTCAACAACCATTCTGTGAATATGCTCTTCTGTTTCTCTATCACGGTTATGGGACAAGTCAGCAGGTATCGTCTCAATCTCTTGAGCCTGTTCGGACTCCCACATTCGGAGAATAGTATTAAGAGCAGGGACAGCCACACCACTAATAATTGCTAAAAGTGCAATAAACCCATCAAGGTTCATCAATACAATATCGGGTTTCCATATACCCATAGCCACTACTGAACCTGCGGCGAGTAACCATAAGTATATCACAGGTTTGACAGTGCTTGACACCATCTTATCATTAAATGACCTTGTATCTCCGCTACCACCCATATCGCTCACTCTCACTAATTGTCTTGCTCTATATCAAGTCCTTGCTTAGACCCTATAACTTTATACACTAAGTCTCAATATAATAGTTCGACCACAATTGGGTTAGTTTCTACTGTTACTGACGCTCCGGCTCCATCTACGGTTACACACCTTATTGTAATTGCTCCTTGAGGTGGTCCGGAGATTGTACCACCCGTCACTTGACCGTCAGTATATGTTGATTGATTGGTTGTTCCCATATTAGCGATAGTGATTGCTCCGGCCGCATCATCTGTTAGAATTATAGACCACGCATAAGTATAACCACCCGAGCCTCCCGAAGCAACAACACTACAATCAATTTCATTAGGATTATTAGGATTGTTTATTTGTGGCAAAATTACTCCTCCACTGTTTTGGGTAATGGCTACAGATAATGACGCTCCCGCTTGATTTTGAGCAACACCACTAACAATAGGAAACAATCACACACCACCAAAGACGAGCCATTCAGCCACTCCTCCACCGACCGCACACACACATGATGTTGCGGCGTATGCCGTATTATTTGTTAATGTTGAGTCAGTACCACCATTCACTTTGTCTCCACTTGTAGGAGTAATAACTATATCGTTACCATTGACATTAACCACAACATACTGAACACCCACTGTTGGGTTTTCGGGTAAAGTGAACGCTACTGTACCTGCATTAGTTATTTGAAATACTGTTCCCGATTCAGCAATAGAGGGTCCATATCCGGCTGTTTTAATTCCTACACCGGCACGAAGTGTAGCCTGACCTGCGACCACTAAATCATTATCTAAGGTAGTCACTCCTGTTACATCTAATGTTCCGGCAACATCTATATTATCCGCTAATTTGTCTCCTGTGACCGAATCATTAGCCAATTGTGTAGTTCCTACACCACCATCAGTTATTTGTATATCATCAGCATTAGCAGTGAGCCCTGTACCACCTATGACATTTACTGTTGCATCACCTGTCGTAGCACCGCCCGTAAGACCTGT